GCAGGGGGAGGGGGAGGGGAGGGGGGAGGAATTGTTGAAGGAGGGGAGATCCTCGATAACCTCCTCCTCATCCGGCATGCCGTTCATGATGTCGAGGTTCACCTTGTTCATGGTCTCGAGTGCTGTCTCCAGGTCCCTGTTCTCCTTCCTGAGCGCGCGATAGTGATCCCTCCCCCTCTGCAGAGCGTTTCTGAGAGAGGAGATCTGTCCCTCCATATCCTTAATCCCCTGGCGCGCCTGAGCGAGGTTCTGAGCGGTGATCTCCTTCTCCTGGCGCGCCTTGTCCCTCTCCTGGCGCGCCTTGTCCCTCTCCTCCCCAGCACTGGCGATCATGGCCTTTCCGTTCTTGTAGATGCTAACCAGTTCAGACGGGGAGATGTTCTGGTCGTTCATGATGTTCGCGATCTCGATCAAGTCGTTCCTGAATGCCTCGCGTCCATCGCGCTTGAGATCGGAATAGTGCTTTCCGAGCTTGGAATCCTTCTCGACAACCAGGTTGATGCTGGTGGTGGTAGCCTTGGGGACCATCTTGGCGATGGTGTCCCAGTCACGCTTGTGGATCAACCTGTCGAGCAAGTTCTCGATTGCCTTGATCTCGGTTCCGGGGAGGGACTTGGCCCCTCCCATTATGGCATTGTAGTGAGCCATCACCGTACTGGCACGGTTCAAGCTTGGCATGAACTTGGTCCACCCCTTGGAATCGTGGAAGGCCAACTTGCTGTTAGCCTTGATGAGGGATCCCCCGCTGAAGAGTCCAGACGAGGTTCCCACCTTGTTGGCTACGTCGCTGAAGTTCTTGCCATAGGTGGCGCTGATTCCCCGCACCTTGTGAACGATACCCCAGCACTGGGCCGTTCCCTTGCTCTCGAGCAAGTGAATCTCGGTGGAAAGAGTCTTACACTCACTCTCGAAGGTCTGAATTGTGTCATTCTTAGCCATTGTCTTTTCTCCTTTTGGTTAGTGGTGGTTTAGAGGCTCTCGATGGCCTCGGTTATCCACTGCTCTATCATCTGGCCCATCCGGAGGGCCTCAAAATCTACCTGAATCCATTGCGAACTAAGTGAGCCAAGGCCCATAGTTCTCTGTCCCTGGATTCTCGTCTCAAAGGCCCTCGTCTCTCGCTCAATCCTGAGGGCTTCAGGGTCGCTCAAGAGGTGAGGCCTCTTGATGCCGACGTCAATTGAGGAGGAGGAGTGATGCACCACCGAAGGTGACATCATCTCTGTTGCAAAGGCCGTCAGGTTCGTAGCCATTTTTCTTCTCCTCTCTTGCACAACCCCTATGACACAGTTTACAGACTCGGCGCCTAGTGTCCAGTCCCCATAGGCTCCTACCCCTCTGATCTGCCCATTTTCCCTCTAATTCCTCCCCATATCGGCCTTTTCTCCCCCACCCCGATCTCTCGGAAACCCAAGCCCAGCTTAGTCCAGAGCGATTTGTTGAAAAAAATTCAGGAGCCCTATAGAAAATTGCCATTGTTCCCTACTTTCCACCAAGTGATCCCGAAAGGCCCTTTCAGGTTGCGTACAAACCTGTCTCAAACCCAAGCCCAGCTTAGTCTCTGGAGATCATACCGAACAGACTGGGGCTCACTTGCCTGCCCAGTCAAGCTCCCGGAAATCCAAGCCCCGCGGGAGCTCTGGGATGATTACCCTTTGTCTGATCCATGTCTGTTAGCCTCGAGAATGGCCTTTCTTTCGGTAGTTTCGGGGGGGAGGGGAGGGTCCCCCCGGGGGAGGGTCCCCAGGGGGGAGGGTCCATGGACAGGCTCAGGCTAGTTCGGCCTTTGTACGGTTTTTTTTCAGCCGAAGTACCGAACATCAGGCATTTTGGAGGGGTACACAGTATATATGCTTAACTCGGGGGGGGAGGGTCCCTTGACTGGCCTTCCCCTTGGAAAGCCAGTCCCCCCCTTAAGGGGGGACTGAAGTTTGATCATAGGCTTTGCAAGCTTTCCCGGGGGGACCGTCCCCCCGGGGGGAGGGGGGAGGAAGGGGGACGGGGGACCCTCCCCCCCGATCATTGTCAATGATCAACTTTCATCATTGATGAAAATAAAGCCTATGATCGATTTTCATCATTGATGAAAACTGGCCTTTCGGTAAATCGAATCCGAATATCCGAAAGGCCAGTTTTCGGCCTTGACTGGCCAGTCAAGAGGGGTGGTCAAAAATGGGGGTTTTGGCCATTTTTGACCATGCCGAAAGGCATACCGAACATCGGCAAAGGGGACATCCAAAAGTTAGTTATCCGGCTTCCAAAATAAGGGGTATATTAGGCTTCCGCAGATACCGTATGATCGGGGCATTTTTGGAAATAGGATACGGGCTCCCTTTCTATGGATCGGGGCTTTTCGGAAACAGAGTAAGTATCCCCTGACGAAACCTGGTGTGATCGGAAGTGACGAATTCAGCGATGTATTGACGGGAGCAGCGAGGTGCTCTAGCATGACTATGAGAGAACCAAGAACAGGAGGAAGCCATGGGCCGCGTGGAAGTGCTGCCGGTGAAGGTCGAGGAGCCGGGTTACTGGAAGTCGTTGCGTCGGTTCGGTGGGGCCATCCCGCTGGATCCCCAGCAGGAGATCGCCGAGCTGATGCAAAACCTGGAGGAACTTCAATCCCTCCTCGAAACTGCCGAGACTCACAAGCAAACTATGAGTGCGATTACAGAAAAACGGAAGACGCTGAACTCCATCATCGAGGCGAAGCGGAGCATGGGAGTGATCACCGAGGACGCCCTCCGGCTCTATCTCAACCAGGTGATGCGGGTGATCCGGACCTTCGTGAAGGACGAGCTACTCCTCAAGCGGATCTCGGACAACATTCGGAAGGTACCCCTGGCCACGACCAAGGCCAGCACCTCCCGCCTGAGCAAGGCCGCCAAGTAGAGAAGAAGTAGAGAAGAAGTAGAGAAGAAGAAGAGAAGGAGCACTCCCATGGGCAGCAACAAGCGGTATATTCACGGATCGGGAGCCCGGTACTTCCTCCGGGAGGAGGATCTCGATCCCCTCCCTTCCGAGGAGGAGAGCCCCAACCTCGCGGCGGAGATCATGGTGACGGCGGCGGAGGGGCTGCAGGATCCCCTCCTGCTCGAGGATGGGGAAGCCGATCCGGAGTTCGACTACCTCTCGTCCGATATGACCGACCAGGAGATCGCCCACGACGCCGTGGAGATCCTGGATGAGGGGGCCCTCCGGGAGCCCATTCTTCCTCCGGAAGAATGGATCGAGAAGATCCACTTCGCGGGGCCGCACCAGTACGAACTCTGGCCCGGGGTGAAGGCTGACTTCGTCACCATAGTGAACCGCTTTTTGCATCGGGACACGAGCAAGAACGAGGAGGGAAAAGAGGCGGAGGAGCCCCTGAATTTGGGCATCCTGACGGGCGGGATCGGGGCCGGGAAGACCCGATGTGCCGAGGTGGTCCTTCAGTACCTCATCTACTGGCTCCTCTGCCACGCCTCTCCGGCCAAGGCCATCGGCATGGTCGCCAGCGCCACTATCAACATCGCCATCTTCTCCACGAAGTTCGACAAGGCAAAAAAGGTGATGTACAAGCGCCTTCGGCGGTACATCGACAGCACCCCCTGGTTCAACGAAAATCACCCGCCAGATCACAACATTCGGAACTCGATGGAGTGGCCGGAAGGCATCGTTGTCGCGCCTTATCCTTCCACGGTTCAGTCCGCCATTTCGGAGGATATGTGGCTCGCGGTCCTCGATGAGGCCAACTTCTGGATCTCCAGCCCCGAGGCGGACCGGGTGGACGAGGTCTATCTCTCCCTTCGGCGAAGGATGAGTTCCCGCTTCGAGGAGTATGACGAGAGGTGGCTGATTCTGGCCGTCTCTTCGGCCACGGATCACAACTCTTTCACCGAAAAAGTGAGGCCCGACGCGGGCATTATTCTGTCCAGATCCAAGTGGGAAGCGAAGGGCGAAACCTTCGAGGGGGAGCCCCGCTTCCTCATCGATCTCGGGAACCAGCAGGTGGCCCCCCGGATCGTCACCGACAGGAAGGACAAGATCCATGGCCGCCTCCTCCGGGTGCCCGTCCGGTTCCAGAAGTCGGCCAAGGCCGACCTGTCCAACTTCCTCCGTGAGACCTACGGTATCGGTGTGCAGACCCAGCGGCGCCTCTACGGGTCCTGGCTCCAGGGCTATCCGTGGGAGCCACCCACCTCAGAGGGGGACGAGTTCTACGTGGATCCCGATCCCGCAGCGGAGATCCCCAAGCCCCGGCTCCTCGACTCCCCCATTGGCAGGTGCATCCATGTGGACCTCGCCGTCTCGGGCGACTGGGCCGGTATCTCCTGCGGCTACGTGGAGGACACCGAGTGGAAGGAGGTAGAGGAGGGTATCATGGAGCTGGTCCCCCGGGTGGTGGCCGACTTCGTGATCCGCTGGCGCTCCAAGATCAAGGCCGAGGAGCTGCCCCTCGAGAAGGTGAGGGAGCTGATCATCTGGATCGCCCAGCATATCCCGGTCCTCCGGGTGACTTTCGACGGCTGGCAGAGCAAGGACTCTATCCAGCAACTCAACAAGCGGGGCATCGTGGCGGAGCTGCTCTCCGTGGACAGGTCCCCCGCCCCTCACCACTATCTCAAGCGCCTCCTCGCCGAGCGCCGGATCCTCGTCCCCTATTCCTCCGCCCTTGTCTCCGAGCTAATCAACCTCATCGTCAACCCTACCAACGGGAAGATCGACCACCCCAAGCGGGCCCGCGGGGAGGGGGTCAAGGGATCCAAGGATATGGCGGATGCCCTGGCCGGCATGGCCTACTCCTGTCACCAGACCCTCGAGGGCACCGCCGATGTCCTCGCCCCCGCTGATCTGGAGTTCGTCATTCTGGGTCAACCTCGAAATCGCCCAGTTGAACCTGGGAACGCCCTGGCTCAGGAGAAGCCAGGGGAGGAAGCTCCTTCTCAGAAGCCGCAGTCGTACCGGACCGTTTCCCAGAAGTCTTCGGCACAACCATTCGACGATGAGCCGCAACCGAGACGATTCTTGGGATCTCTTCACCGTTTGGTTCGTCCTGGAGGATAGCGATCCGCCATTCTCCGCCGAAGGAGATCGATCCGTTGATGAGGGCCACGAGTTGCCTAGTCCACGCAATCCCACAACACCTCAGTCCGTTTTCCGCGAGGGTGAGGTAGTCTGTCATCCGTTTCGGGGGCAGGCAGGGGACCTCCTCCCCGACCCCCACCATGACCAGCTTCTGCTGCTGGTCTGTGAGGTAGGCCTTCCTCTCACCTAGCTTCGCGTACTCCTGATCGATCTTGTCGAGTTCGGGGTGAGCCCCGGTCTTGAGGATCTTGCGCCAGATCTCCATCTGCTTCTCGATTGCCTCGAGCTGCTCGTCGATGATGTTCTGGAGCATTAGGATGGTCTTTTCGTCTATCATGTTCTCCTCCAGGGAAAAGGTAGTAGTCCCCAGTGTGATGGACGAGCGGGAGGATGTCAATACGTATTCAGTGGAACGGTACTTTTGGGTAAAGCACTTTGGGGCGCTTTAAGCAAGCGCCCGGGCCAGTGCGGAGCCCTTCGTTATTGTGAGGAATCACTACAACGATTCTTTTGTATATATCCGTCCTGCTAGGAGGAGTCTCTTACCAGGCAACCCACATGCCCATGGTTGGGTCGAAGCGGAAGGTCCTGGTCTCGTAGGGAACCGTGAATACGAAGTTGGGCGCAGGGGGTCCAACCAAGCCAGGGTAGACCACTCCAGGACCACCGAGGACATCGACGGGGTTGCTGAGGGGATCCGGGACTGTCACTACGACAGTGTTGCCCGGGGCCATGAGGGGGGTGATGTCCAGGGTTACAGCTGCTGCGGAGCCATCCAGCAAGACGTGGTAGTCACCGATCACTGCAGGCTCGATGTGAGGGGCTGGTGGAGCAGGGGGCACCACCATCCGGATGTTCTTCATCTCGGGCCCAATCTGAATCTGACTGATCTGGACGCGCTCGCCGATTGCAGTCTCGGCGCAGGTCAGGAAGGTGGCCCCGGCCATGGACTTCATCTCCATGGTCACGCGATCGTTGGGCTCGTCGTAGGCGACTTCGAGCACGGTTGCGGAGGGACCGCCGATCTCCTCTACCTGGATTCCGTCTTCTCCAAAAACTACTTTCTTTGGCATCTTACTTCTCCTTCTGAGAGTTGGGTTCCAGGGTCACAAGCCTCTCAGCTGGGCTTAGCTGGGCTCGGTGCTCCAGCCGTTGGAGTCCAGGACGCCCTCGAGGTTATTGTTGATGTAGAACTCGATGGAGTTGTCCGTCGCGTTGAACTTCACGTAGGCGGTATTCGCCGCGTTCAGGTAGACGGTCTTCTCCCCGGTTCCGGTGTCCGTACTGACGAGGTTGTTCAGCACGATGATGACACGGTTGATGAAGTTCTCCAGGAGATCCTGGTACTTCTTTACGATTCCACTGCCGTCCAGCTGGCTTCTGCCATAGACGCGCCGAGTGCGGAGCAGCTCCAAAGCCATGATTTCTCCTCCTTTGCAGGTGGGTCCCTTGTATCCGTTCCTATGTTGTTATTTCTCGCACAGTTCTGGGAGGATTTCAAGCGTACCTGCCCCATGAAAGAAAAGCCAACCGTTTTTCCTTCCACAGAGAATAAAATTTATCAAAGCGTAATAGACTATCAGTATTCTCTGATTGCCTTTTGTTCCAAGCCATGTAGGATGAGTAGTAGAGACAGCATTTATGAATATGCGCATATTCACGGAGTAACTATGGATTACCTGGAACTTGCGAGCAAACTCAAAATTTCACAGAATATGGCTCGCAATATGCTGTCCGACAGGGGAACATCGCCGTCTTTACGGAGCCTTCCTTTTGAGGACATCAAGGAGATCTATCGGAGGGGGACGGAGCGGGAAGGTAGAACCAACTTCTCCCAGTTACGACCCGAGGAGTGGAGCAAGGTTTTCGGGCAAGAATGGGAGAAGATTCGTCGCTGTATGCGGTTAGTCGGATTAGGTCTTTACTCGGCCAAGATGCCCATCTTGGAAATTCGTGCGCTCTTTTTGTGTGAACCGACCGAAGATGAGCCTGGCGACGTAAGTGAGCGGTTTATGGGAGTTTTCTCACACAACCTCGCCAGGGATAGATGTTACCGCCCTACCCTGGTACGCTCCAATGGTGATGGATCCTTCTCCACAATTCTGGGCCTCAATGAGACTCAGAAGTTGATGAGGGACAAAACCAAGGGGTTCAAGGCTCATGTTTCCCAGTGGGAGCGATTGGTGCCAGGGATCACCCCCTTTCTGACCAAAAGGAGGGACGGATTCTATGAAACCACTGAATACGTCGAAGTGATACGTAAGAAAATCAGGCAATCCCCTACTTGACAAGATAACACTCCGTGGTGAAGCATAGACCTGAAAAGAGAGGTTGGAATGGAAGCTGTCGAGCCGGTTTACTTCTGGTGCCTTATCTGCTCGCTCAGGACTGAGTGTGGGTCGCTTCAATGTGGTCCTTCCCGGTTTCCCAAGTTCTCCCCTCTCGAGAACTTGAGCCCCAACGTTTATTTCCTGTGTCCCCTATGCGGAGGTCCTACTGATGGCAGAAGAGAGCGGTGCAACTACTGTCGATGTGGCGAATCTGGAAGTCCGGAACCTGGGCGGGATGGATTCACCAACCGGCAAGGTAATCCGATCTAAGCAGCTCCGCGATCCCTTCACCGAACTCTATCGGGAAGGGATCGTCATGGAGCCTCCCTTCGATCCTGACCTATGGGCGGAGCTGGTCCTCATCTCCACTCGCTATAATCAGCTTCTCAGGGTCTATGCCAGGAACACGGCTGGTCTCGGGTGGAAGGTCGTTCCCACTGTGGAGATCTCCAGGAACTCTTCCGAGGAGCTGAAGAAGCAGGTAGCCACGGACATCGAAATTCTCAAGAAGTTCTATGGTTACCCCCATACTGCCGAGCAGTCACGGGTCTGGATGGAGGAGTCCTTCAGTGAGCTTCTCTTCAAGATGGCGGTGGATCGGGAGGCCATCGGCAACGGGTATCTTGAGGTCTCCAAGAACCTTCAGGGGAAGCCAGCGGGAGTGTGGCACATCCCGGGGTCTACTGTCAGGCTCAGGGCGGATCTCGAGGGTTTTGTCCAGTACTCTGCGGGTCATTCGGAGTTCGTCTACTTCAAGAACTTCGGTGACCCAAGGATCATGGACTCACGCTCTGGGGAGTTCGTTAACAAAGAGAAGGAAGAAATCCCCCTCAAGTATCATGCGAACGAGATCATCCACTTCCCTCTCTACTCTCCCATCTCGACTCACTATGGCTTCCCCAGGGGAATTGCCTCCAACCTGGCCATGACTGGTTCCAGGGCCGCGGCCTTGAGGAATTATGCTTTCTTCGATAACGACGCTGTTCCTCGAATGGCAGTCCTGGTTTCTGGCGGGTCTATTCCAGAGGCTTCCCTCCAGAGAATGGAGGAGTACTTCGCGGCCAGGGGCAAGGGGGCTGACCTGGCTCATCGGGTGGTGGTCATCCACGCTCAGCCAGGGCAGGGGGTAGTAGCGGCGCCCACCATCAAGCTCGAGCCTCTCACTGTCGGGAGCACTGATGATGCTTCCTTCACTACATATAGAGAGGCCAACGACAAGGAGTTGAGAGAGGCCTTCGGACTTTCCGAGCTTCACCTCGGTACCGAGGGGTCGGCCAACAGAGCAGCGGCCATGACCATTCTGCGGCTGGTCAACCAGCAGGAGTTCTTCCCTGCCATCCTGGAGTTGGAGTATCGCCTGAACGCGACCATTTCCAAGGCTCTTGGCGTTCAGACCTCGGCTCTCCAGCTTGTCAGGCCGAAGGCTACGGATCCTCTGGATGAGGCCAAAGTACTTCAGCGGGCCCTTCCTGCTGGGGCTGTCGCTCCCAGGGACTTCAGGAAGTGGATCGAGACTACGCTCGGTTTCGACTGGCCACCAATGACTGAGCCCTGGACCGAGATTCCCTTCACCCTCCTCCTGACGCTCATCCGAGGTGAGCAGATTCAGCTCGGGGAGGCCGAGCAGATTCAAGAGTCGATGAGGGATATGGTCGATGAGTTCGATACCTCCAGCGATCAGGGGGCGGTCAAGGAGTTCATCGACGATCTGAACATCGGTCTTGAGGAGCTGAAGAATGCCATCTCTCTCCAGTCTCAGCACAGATAAGCTGCGGCGTCGGCACGCTGCCCTCCACACAATTTACTCTTGGTTGGTCCAGGGGTTTCCCCAAGGGGACTGGGACAAGGAGTCTTTGGCTGAAGCTCACGAGGCTTCGGCTAAGGAACTGGAGCGCCGAGGGATTCAGCACGAGTCCCCTCTGGGAGAGGGTAGGCCGGACAGGTCTTCTCACAGTCGCCATGATATCGGGGCTATGACAGACGACGAAGTTTTACATGTCCACGCCAACCTGCATAGCCTGGCCTCCAAGATTCGCCAGGGCGTTGTGGGTACTGGCTGGACCATGGAGCAGGTCATAGCGGAGCACGAAATTGTAGTTCCTGAGCTGACAGGTAGGGGCTTCGAACACAACTCACCACTTGAGGGATAGAAATGACTGAAGGAGTATACGTAAGAGAGGTCCTTGCTGAACTCATCAAGAGCGGTGAGAAGACAGCTATCGTGTCTGGCTCTCCTATCAAGTGTTCTGAGGGGAAGGTCTTGGTTGGGGGTCGGAAGGCTCTTGGGATCGTAAAGCTGGGGTCTCCCGAGAAGATCAGCGGGACTGACTTTGACGAGCGAGCTGAGGCTCACATGATCTCAAAGGCTGACAAGAAGAAGCTCTGGCCGAGGAGGAAGATTCTCTTCTTCCACGAAATCGAGAGCTTCACTCCTTTTTCTGAGGAGCAGCCTGTTTCGAGCCATGGTCAGGCTGGCAACCTCATCAAGTTTTCCTTCGTGGAGGAGGGTAAGAGACATGCTGCCGTGATGCTGGATCTCGATGGGACAGTCCGTGAGTCTACGGGGCCTGCTCCCTTTCCTTCTTCGGCGTCCGAGGTCAGACTCATCGAGGGTGTCATTCCCGCCATGATGGCTTGGCGGAGGAAGGGATATGCCCTCTTCGCTGTCAGCAACCAGGCTGGCGTAGCGAGGGGGACCATCACCGAGGAGGATTTCTGGGACACTTACAAGAGGACTCAGGAGCTTCTTGGTCCGGCAGCCTTCGATGATGTCCGGGTGGCCTTCGGTCCTGTGGAGTCTCCCGAGAGGAAGCCATACCCGACGATGGGGCTGGAGCTGGCCGCGGCCCATGATCTCTCTTTGAGGAATTCCTTCTATGTAGGTGATCGGGATGAGGATGCCGAATTCGCTGCAAACCTCAGCGTCTACTTCATTCCCTCCAGAAACCTCACTGGCTTCACTCCTCCAGATCTTGATTCCAAGCTGGTGCCCTTCCCATCCAAGCTGGTGAAGATGCAGCGGAACGAGGTCCTCGAGGACCTCAGTGACCAGGAGCTGCTCGGTGCCCACTATTATGCTCACTCCGCCTGGAACAAGCTGAAGGACGGCGGGAAGTTCGGGGACTGGACCAAGGAGGATGTGCAGACCTTCCACGACAGGATCGTCCGCGACATGGAGAGGCGTGGTATCCCCCATGACTCTCCCCTTAAGAGTCTCTCGAAGACGCCCCAGCTTCTCCGTGATCACATTGTGGCCCACAAGAGCAACAACCAGGAGCTTCATGATCAAGCCGTGGCTGGACTCAAGGAAGCTGGTATCGAGCATCCAGGGATGTCGGAGGACAACTCCATGGACAAGTCCTGGGTCCAGAAGGGAGGTTTCCTTCCGGTAGGTGGCTCCGGCGTCCAGAAGGGCACAGAGGTCCTCAAGGTTGAGGACATCGTTGAGAAGCTTGCTGGTCATACGGCTCACCTTCGTATGCCCTTCGTTTACCTGACCGGTGGTCTCGTGAACCGCGGGGAGACCGAGGGGGACATCGACATTTTGCTTCGCTGCGAGGATGGGGAGCTGGGTGACAAGCTGACTCGCCTTATCCAGTGGAGAATCCTGAGATCCCTCCCCAAGGAACAGTGGGATCGGGTAGAGTTCCTCTTCGACGAGGATCATGGTCCCTTCACGAGCCACATCCCCCTCTTCGCGCTGACCCTTACTCCCTTGGAGCCCCAGGAGATCAAGATGGCTCTGGAGAAGGCCCAGGCGGAGATTAGCAAGTCGGTGAGAGTGGGCTCCTTCTTCAAGATGGTGAAGCCTATCAAGCCCGCTAAGCCAGGTCAGCGTCAGAGCCCCGAGGCCTTCTTGGAGCTATTCACCGGGGGATGGCCCTGGGAAGTCACCAAGAAGTACGATGGGGTTCACGTCCAGGTCCACAAAAGCGGCGACTCGGTGAAGATCTTCACTGAGGATGGGACGGACATCACCTCCAAGGTCCCCGGCGTGATCAAGGTTGTCAAGGAAGTTGTTCCTGGAACAGCGATTCTGGACGCGGAGCTGGAGAAGTGGGATGGACGAACTCACATCCCGAGAGAAGAGGCAGCAGCTTTCCTCAACTCCAAGGAGGGAGACGACATCGGTGTACTCCTCAATGTCTTTGACATGCTGCACAACGGTCAGGATCTTACTGGTCAGCCTCTCTCAGCTCGCCGGGCCCAGATGAAGAAGGTTTCCTGGCCCCAAAGCACAATGGGCGTCCCTTCTCACTCTGCCAGGCTCAACATGGCTCCCGCCGTAGAGGTGAAGGATAAGAAGGAACTGAGCGAAGCTCTCAGCAAGATTCGGTACTTACCTGGGTCTGAGGGTGTCGTCGCCAAGAAGCTGGACTCTACCTATCCCACTGGGAAGGATCGGACCAACGATTGGGTCAAGTTCCACAACGTCGGGGTGGTGACCGGAGCTGTCATCGAGCGAATCGAGACCAAGACCAAGGGGGTGTACAACTACCTTCATGGTCTTCGTCGTGGCGACCGTGCAGTGGTTGATCCTGTTGTCCAGGCCGGGGAGTTCAGGGTGGTTCCAGCGGGGAAGACTTTCTCCTCCGATAGAAAGTTCGAGCCCGGAGATCTCATTCCCATCGAGTTCGAGACCTTCAACTACTTCGTGCAGGACGATGGCCAGGTGAAGGTGTCCCTCTGGGCACCCCGTATTCTGGATGAGGAGCCTGCTGAGGCTCCCCACACCATCGGTGATGCGATGAAGATTGCTGAGAAGGAGAAGATCCTTTCCAGCAAGCTTCCTGACGAAGAAGAGCAGGAAGAAGGCAAGGAAGAGGAGAAGGCTCAGGAGGAAGTGGATAAGGCCCCCGCCGAGATCTCCGAGGAGGTAGGCCTGGAGGGCGAGGATCCTGTAGCGGCCATCGTTGGGAAGGCGGCCATGGGAGTAGGCCTCTTCGGTGCCTCCGCGTCCAGAGAGGTAGAGTCTTCCATATGGAAGTCTGCTGTGGAGGTTTTCGATGGGGACGGGGTGGTCTTTTCGGTTGGGAGGGAGTATGAGGCTAGCGGTACTGATTTCGTTCATCTGGCTGATACTCTGTCTGCTTGCAAGGGAGGCTGGGTGATCGAGGTCGGGAAGAAGCATGGTCCCTATCTCGACTACATGGCTCTCAAGGGAGCTGAGGTCGCCACAGAGACAGAAGAGTCCGTCTTCTTCGCCAAGGCTGGGCTGACAACAGAGTCCTTCGATTCGGGAGGGCGTCTCGCCTCTGAGCAAGGCAACCGGTTCGAGCGGCCCTGGGAGGAGCTGGGGTGGAAGAAGCCCAGCTTCAAGAGTGGTGGTGAACCAGGAACCTTCATCCACGCGAGGGTAACGGATGATCTCTTTCCTTACCTTGCCGATGCCTGGGAAGTCCTCCTTGAGTCAGGTGGAACTCCAGAGTTCTATCCCCATGTGACTATTCTCTACAAGCCCAACGAGACGGTGGAGCTGCCAAAGGATCTTCCAGCCAATGTGCAGGTGAAGCTTGAAGCCGCCCCTGACAAGTTCAGGGGCTTCGATGGAGACAATGGGATCTGGCTTCCAGTCAGGTCGCCTCAGGCTGCGGAGCTTCATGAGCGACTCGAGGAAGAAGAGGGGAAGATCTTCACTCCCCACATCACCATCGGCTACATCGATGATCCTGATAGGGCTCTCGGTCGCATCAGAGAGATCTTCGAAGGGGTTCAGCTGGAGTGGTTAGGAGATATCTTTGCCTCCTACCGCAAGAAGTTTTTGGAGAAGGGGAGTGACCCCTACATGGACGCTCCTCCCGAAGGAGAGGGTAGGGACTACATCTTCCAGCGACACTTTAGAGGCAAGACCGAACATATCGACTTCCGGATCAAGGGGAGCAAGGGTTTCCTTATCGGTTGGACCATCGCCGATCTCATAGCCGGGGCCATCAAAGATCCCGTGGAGACGGTCGAAGAGGCCAAAGCGATCCCCCAGAGTGCCTTCAAGGTGAACCTCGATACCGGAGAGTTCGTGCGTCGTCCTCCCCGGGAGGGTCAAAAGGAGGGGGCCCGGGCTGAGATCGTGGCTCGGAGGAAGGCACCGGAACCTCTCCCTTGGATGGAGGTCGAGGGGGTGGTTCCAGCAGGGAAGGGTACGGAAGAGGGTATCTCTCCCGGGGCGACCAAGAACTTCCCTGGTGTCTTCATCATCGACGGGAAGGGGAAGCTCCACTTCGGGACCCAGAAGCCTCACTTCCATGAGTACTTCCTCGAGGACGGCCCCATCAAGGGGCGGCTCATGTTCCGACAGCTCTCCACCGAAGCTATCGAGAAGGGCTTCTTGGAGGAGGGGGTAGTCAAGGCCATGGTTACTGTCCCCTCGGAGGAGCAGGACTTCAAGAGTGAGCTGGCCTGGTTTGCTATCCAGCCGGAGGATCAGGAACCATACGTTCTCTCCAACAGGGCGTCCAAGCAGGGATGGATTCCGTCGAAGGGAGTGTCTGCCCTTCCTCTATGGGTGAAGAGCAAGATCCCGGATGAGTTCCAGTACTGGGCGCATTCAGAGGAAAAGAAGCGTAAAGAGGTGCGTGACGCACTCAGGGAATCCATAAAGAGGGATGAAACGAAGGTTTCTTTCGAGAAAAAGGCCGAATCAGGGGATTTCTCTATTCAGCGACAAACTTTTCGGGGTCAGACTGTAGTCAGGGAGGGCCCTTCCCTGACGAAGTGGCACTTCACTGTACGGAACGGAGAGAAGTTTCATTTCCTCGCTGAAGGACCGGATCCTTTCAAGGAATCCGAGGCTTCATTTCTCTTGACAGAGGGTTTCCCATACGACAAGATGTTCTCTGAAGGTGATGTTCCCCCTGGAAGCCCCTTAAATGACACGAAAGACACTCCTTCCTCTATCGAAGTCGTTGATCGAGGTAAGGCTACAGTCCTTATTGACAATCTCGATGCGAAGAAGGTAGAGATCAAGGGAAAGAAGATTAACGGGGTCTTTTTCTTCCGCAAGGGGGAGGGAGATATCTGGACGATGACCAGGTCGAAGGGACCGGAGGTGGAGTGATGAATTTGAACACTGAAACCTTCCCGGTCGAGGTCAGCTACGCTGTTCCCATTCTGAAAGCCAGCGAGAATCCCCGGACTGGAGACTGGGTCGTTGAGGGCTTTGTTGCCACAGCCGACTTAGATCTTCAGGGGGACGTGATCACCGAGAGCGGACTCAAGGAGGGGGCCGAGACGCTCAACGAAGCCAAGACTCTCCTCTGGAACCATGACGTAAACCAGCCCATTGGAAAACTCCTCCTTGCCAAGGTGAAGGACAATGGGATCTGGGTGCGAGCCGTTGTCGATAAGACCTCGGAGATGGGTCAGCAGGTCTGGAAGTGGGTCAAGGAAGGGATCATCTCGCGTTTCTCGATCCGGGGAGATGCACTGGCTTCGACAAAGGGGTACATCAAGGGTAAGCTGGTCAACCTTCTGACCAAGCTTCGCCTCATCGAAGCTTCTCTTGTCACCCTCCCAGCGAATCCAAAAGCCGAAGTAATGAACTGGTATGTGGCCAAGTCCTTTGAGGGCTACTACAGGCCTATAGAGGAATTCTTCCACCAGGAAGTGATTCCTCTCGTTTCTACGGAGACCGGATTCGAGGGGACGGTGGAGGTGGGAAAGCTGGCCGGGGATGTTGCTGAGGGCATCGAGGCCTCCCCTACCGTGTGTAAGAACAGCGACTCCAATCCCGTGGGCGTAGTGGAGGAGGTAGCCAAGATCGATGACGGCAACCTCTATCTCAAGATCCGCTACGCTTCCTCGGCCCAAGGAACCGAAGGTGGTGTCTTTGTCCGCGGGAAGATCTTGAAGTCAGGCAATAGTGAGGTCCTGGGATTCCTTCCCCGGGGCGTATGGATTCTCGACAAGGAGACAGCCATGAACAAGAACTTGGAAGGGGCCCAGGATGCCATCAAGCAGCTGTCGGCGCTCGGTGAGCAGCTGAAGGGCCTGCAGGATCAGTTCGCAAAGATGACCGAAACCATCTCCAAGCTCAAGGTGGAGGAGCCCAAGGTGGAGCAGCACGCTGGCTCGACCAAGGCTCAGATGCCTGAGGAAGAGGAGAAGGAGTGCAAGCCTCTCGAGGAGAAGGCTCAGATGCCTCCCGAGGAGAAGCCCACCGAGGAACCCTCGGTGAAGGCGACTCCCAAGGAGGAGGAGAAGCCCCCCGAGGAGCCTTCCACGATGGCCGACAAGCCCGAGGAGAAGCCCATGGAGGAGGAGAAGGCCGAATCTCCCAAGGAGGAGAAGTATCCCCTCCCCGAGCCCAAGAATAGGGACGAGGCGAAGTCCACCCTGAAGAGGGTGCTCCTTCTCGCCGCCAGGGCTCTCAGCAAGGGCCAGTACGAAGATATTGCCAAGAAGCTCGAAGGCCTCAGCGAGGCCGAGATGGAGGAGCTGAGTAAGAACCTCCTCGAAGAGAAGAAGGACAATACCCCCGCCGCCAGTTCCGATTCGACCGCGATCCTCGAGGCCATCAAGAGCCTCCAGGAGACCATCTCGCAGGCGCCCGCCTTCCAGAAGGGTGACTCCAAGGGTGGCAGGGTCGAGAAGAAGGGTGACGAGATTCCCTGGACTTCCGGGTTGGTGTACCCCCACTTCAACCAGGAGCAGTAGAGCGAAGGCCACAAAGGCTAGTTCCCGGCCAGTAAGGCCACAAGAAACCATGGAGGACAAAACATGAGCTGGATGCTGCAGAACGAACAGCGTATCCGCAAGGCTTTGGAGGCCTTTGAGAGTGGGGCCTTCGCGCACGGTGGCGCACTGAACCCCGAGCAGGCCAAGCAGTTCCTGCGGATCATCAGAGACAACACGGCGGCCCTCGGCGCCATTCGCCTCGAGGAGATGGATCGTCTCCAGAAGGATATCGACAAGCTCTTTATCGGGGAGCCGGTGTCCGAGCACGTTCTCGAGGGACATGGACCTCCCGCCGCCAACGAGGTTCGCAGACCCGTGTTCGCACGGGTGCAGCTGGACTGCAACAACAAGAAGATCCGTTCCGTGTGGCCTGCCACCACGGAAGCCCTGCAGACTGGTATCGAGCGGGGCCGTCAGATGGAGCAGACCCTCTTCGAGTCCGCCGTGCAGAAGGTGGGCGACGATCAGGAGTTCCTCTTCTGGCAGGGTGATACCGCCTTCGCCGGTGGGATCACCCCCGCCGCCAAGCTCCTCGAGACCACCGACGGTATCGGCAAGATCTCCAGGGGAGCCCATATTCTCGACGCCGAGGGCGCTGTGATCTCCCACGAGCTGTTCGCCGTGGCGATCCGCACCCTTCCCAAGCACGTCATCCCCAGGCCGGATCTCCGATGGTGGATGTCCGTGAACACCGCGATCGACTGGATGTCCGTCTTCGGTGACAGGCAGACCGGTGGCGGAGATGCGGCCATCGAGGGCAGGATGATCAAGCCCTACGGTATCCCCATCTTTTCCAAGAGCTACGATGGTGTGGAGCGCTACGGCGTGCCCCACATCCCATCGGATCTCCCCCTGCCCGTGTCCACCGACAGCCCGGCCTATGCGAAGGGCGTGCTGAACGGACCCTTCACCATCGATGCGACTCCCGGCTCTCCCACCAAGAACAATCTCCTCGAGCTGCAGCTCGATGGTGTGGCGGCTAACGTCGTGATCACGTTGCCTGCGGGCGTCTGGACTGTGTCCGAGATCGCCGGGTTCGTCAATGAGGATCTGGCTGCGGATGTGAATTACGGAATCAACTACGCTCACGTCGCCTCGAACGACGGCTTCGGCCACCTGGTCTTCGAGAGCCCCACTGTGGGCGCCGCTTCCAACATCAGCCTGCATTCCACCACTCCGGCTGGTGAGCAGGCCTACACAACCTTCGGGTTCCCCAGCCCCGGTGTGGGCCCCATCCCTGATCCCATGTCATACGATGGTGAGACGGGAGCTTCCGGTGACGCGGTGGTTTACGAGGGCAGCTGGTTCCTCCTCTCTCCCGCCAAGCTGATGATCATGGGTCTCTATACCGGCCCCGCTGGTGGCCAGAGGAAGACCGGTCTCAGGGTCTACTCCGACTTCCGTCCCGAGGAGGATACCCTCAAGCTCTTCATCTACTGGCAGACCGATGTCAAGGTGGAGAACCTGGACGCCATGGTCCGCGTGGACAACGTCCGTCAGCTCAACCTGGCCTAAACAGCCAGTTCAAGGGAGTAGAAGGGGGGGGACTCCCTGACCGTATCGTTAGGAGGAATCACTATGGCAGAGGATTATTCTTTGACCCTGACGGGTTCGATGAGCTACTCGGTTAGAGGTCCGTCATCGGGGAAGAAATACGTTTTCAAGAAGGGAGTGAAAACTCCTGTTCACCCGAGTGACTATCATTATTTCGAAGCTCTTCCTCAGCTCTTCGAGATGCATGGGCCCGGTTCCGAAGATCGAAAGGGCCGTTCCGTCGTCCCCCTGTCCCACACTACCCTCAAGAGGGAGTACACGAAGGGACAGTCCATCCCTCAGCTCGAGGCTCTGAGCAAGTTCCGCCAGCGTAAGCGGGCGGAGAAGGCTCAGGCTCGGGCTGACTTCATGAATGCGCGGAAGCAGCAGAGCAACCAGGCTACCGAGATCGAGGTTGCCGAGCTGAGGGAGAAGAACAGGCTTCTTCGTGAGCGGGAGGCCAAGCGTTTGGCGGAGGAGGCGAAGGCTGATGATGTAGCCGCCGATGCCGAGGCTAGGGCTAAGGCCAAAGCTCCATCCAAGAAGAAAGTCACCACGACGAAGACTGCTGCAACCAAAAAAAAGAAGGCCGCCCCGAAGAAGAAGGCGACCGCCACTAAGAAGGCGGCTACCACCAAAAAGGCTTCGAAGGCGAAGAAAACTGCAGCGAGCTAAGGATGATAGAACATGGCTTACAGACCTCTACCAGACGATCGGTGGTACTCTACCCCGACGTTGATTCGAGAGGTAGCCACCTTTCCGGCGACGGTCACCGACATGATGCTTCGAGGGGCGATCAAGTCCTTCTCGAAGGCGTTGGATGTTGTCACCTCCCAGTTTTTCTGGCCCATCGCCAATGAGATTTTCACCAGGGGTCAGCGAGACTACCTGGTGATTCACCCAACCCACGTTCCCATCATTGACGCCATATCGGTCCAGTACTCTACGAAGACAAGCAAGATGTCTGTCTTGGAGAGCGAGTGGGCCACCATCCTTAGTGCAAGTGGCGCGGAGAACTGGGTTTCTATCGATCCAAGCCTTTGGCAGATCAGGGATCGAGGGGTGTTCATGGGGATGGCCAAGTTCCCGGAGGGGTTTGGCAACATCAAGGTGAACGGGGTCTTCGGGTGGATCGAGAACTCTCGAGGTCAGATAGAGACCGAACTGGCAGCCCCGGTGACTGCCGGAGACAACCAGATCCAGGTTGTGGATGGGAGCGCCTTCAGGAAGAGGGACATTATCGATATCGATGGGCCTGACGATACCACTCCACTTCGAGTGATTGCTGAGGGAGTGTCCGGCAACATCATCGCCGTCGATACCATCGTAGATCCTGTGGACGCTCCTCTAGGTTCGGCGGTGACCTCCTGGGGTCAGGTTCCAAACCTTATCGAGATCGTCCTGGGGCGTTGGTTGGTGAAGCTGTTCACCGTAGATGGGGGCGGCGGTGGGGGAGGACCTATTATCCCTCCAGGAGCGATCAAGCGGGAGCGGATCGACTCATATGAGTATGAGCGTTTCGAGCCTGATGACGATGAAATTCAGGGAGTTGTGACAGGCGATAGCATCGCCGATCGGCTGCTTCAAGCCTTCACAGCACCTCCACATGTAGGATTTGTCTAATGGCCAGAGTTATGCGACAGAATCCTGTCTACTATGAGGTGAACGTCACCACGGACTGGCAGGAAGTGAAGTGCAACTTCATTCCCCAGGCTGTGATCATCGCCAACGTGTCCGCAGGTGCTGGGACGATCCGTTTCAAGACGCAGGATGATGGTCCCTCTGGAGATCCTGGTGGCCAGTTGATAGCCTTCAGTGCGTTGGATAAGCGCGTGATTGACTTTGTCATCTGTGACCGGGTTCTCTTTCGGAGTGATGATCTCAACCAAGTGATCTATGTGGAATTCTGGAAGGGGCGCTGATGAGTGCAATCGGAAGTGCCCACATACTCGGTCCTCGAGGGACTGAGCTTCCGAGTGATGCCCCTGAAGGAGATCAGTTCTTCCATCTGCGTAAGAAGGCTTATTTCTCTCGGAGGGGAGATGCCTGGGTCCCCACTGCGTCCCTCTGTGATTCGATCCCTTTCGTCTCCGCTCCCCCTCGAATAGTGCTGGGTGAGCCTGGAGGTCGGTGGGAAGGGTGGTTTTTCAGTACCGGCTCCTGGGTGGCAGGCCTCAATGAACCGTTTCCTCTCCGTGTCTCTCATCGGGGTCAGGGCTTTGCCCTGGCTTGGCATCCCATGGTGGAGTCCCTGGTTTCCCAGGAAATTTCTACTTCCTTTGCCAGGCCAGCTGGATCCATGGTGGGAGTTGTGGTGGGAGCGCGTACCTCTACTCAGGGTTACCTGGTAACCCTTCGGGATAATGACCTGGCGATCCTTCGAATGAAGGCGGGCAATAGGGGTTTTGGTCTTGTCGAGTCGGTGTCCATCCCCAATAGGGAAGATTTCGTCGATCGAGAAGTCACTCTGAAGGTCGAGCGGGTTGGGAAGTCTTCCCTGAAGGCCAAGGTGTGGCCAGTGGGTTTGGAGGAGCCGGACTGGCAGCTGGAGACTCAGGATATCTCACCTTTCCAGGGAGAAGGAAAGGGCAAAGTCGGATTGGTCGTGAAGTGGGGAGAGATTGAGTTCTTGTCCTTCCAGGCGATGGAAAGGTTCCCTGACATTCCTGTTAAACACAGCATCCCGGTTAGGCCGAAGGTAAGCGTCTTTCTAGATGGTGAAGCTGCTTCCAATGTTAGTTTCAAGGTCTTGGATCCTACGACGCTGGCTTTGTGTGGCTTTCAGGTAGCGGGTAGATCAGGGGAAGTGCAGGTCAGGGCTCATCTTCCAAGCGCAAGATCTGGAATGAGGAGGAGACCATGAGTTCTGTCGGTGTAGATCTGACAATGCCCGCGGGCGATGCTTTCCCTCCAGATCCTATCCTGGGAGAGTTTTTCTACCGAACTGACCACGACAAGCCCTACGTGTACACCGGAGCTGGCTGGAGCGATATCACTGCCACTGGAGGTGGGCCTCCGGCGCCTCATGCTCCTTCGCATCAGCATGGCGGTCTCGATGAAGTTGCCGTGGCTGCTCCAGCTGCGAATGCAATACCGAAGGCTGATGGATCCGGGACACTGGATGCGTGGGTTACAACAGCCTCCGACAAGCGAGTCCGGGTTACAGTTGCGGATACGACCAGTGGGTATCTTCAAGCCAAGTTGATTACCAGCACCTCTGCGGTCAATTTCGTTGTTGCTAGCCCTGGGGGTGATGAAGCGCTTGAAGTCAACATAGATGATGCGACTGTCGCGGTGCCTGGATTGGTGGAGCTGGCAACCGATGGGGAATCGGCTCCCAATGTTGCGGTCCAAGGGAATGATTCGCGACTCAGTGATGCCAGACCACCTACAGGTGCGGCAGGAGGTGATCTGAACGGGACTTATCCCAACCCTGGGGTAGATGACGGCGCAGATGGAACCGCTATTCACGACAATATATCAGGAGAGATTGCAGCCATTCCTCCGAAGGGAGTTCCGATTGGTGGTGACTTCTTGCTGATAGAGGATAGTGGGGATGGGAACTCAAAGAAGCGCATTTTGATCAGTGCTCTTCCTGCTGGACCTGATGAGAAGGTCAAGGTTACTTCGAACGATACTACCCCTGGGTATCTGAAGGACAAGCTGACAGCTCAACCTCCTGCAGTGACTTGGACTGAGGTGGGTGACCCCGGAGATGAAGATCTCAGACTCGATATAGCAAATGCGAGTACAGCGCAGCCCGGCCTTGTGGAGCTGGCGACTGATGGAGAGTCAGCTCCCAATGTAGTTGTTCAAGGAAACGATTCGAGACTTTCGGATGCCAGGACACCGACGTTGCATGGGGCAACTCATACTAATGGAGTTGATGATGTAGCGGATCTGGTAGGAGACTCTGGAGCGGGTGGTGTTCACGGTCTTGTCCCAGCGCCTGCCGCAGGAGATGCTGCCGCAGGGAAATTTCTGAAGGCGGATGGTGTTTGGACTGTTCCCCCTAGTGCGACAGGACACATCTATTATGATGCACTCGTGGCTCCGGCTGGTGGGGATTATACATCTGTGGCTGCGGCTTTCGCGGGTGGGGCTACTTCAGTCTTTGTCCGGGACGGGGTCTATAATGAAACGGCTGATATTGTCGTTCCAAACGGTGGTCGATTGACTGCCGAGAGTCCCGGGAGAGTCATCATCAACTTCGGGGGTGGCGCTTTTTCCATCACGTCGGATGGAAATGGCGGAACGAAGCAGACCGCAGGAACTATCTCGATCAACCACAACTCTTCAACTGTGAATGGGATCGGTACTTTCTTCACCAATCTCTCTCCTGGTGATTGGATCGTGGTTGACTGCTTCTACTATGAGATCGCCAGTATCACAAATGATCTGCAGCTGACTTTGACTCGTACTTATCGAGGCGTCTCATTGAGCGGTTTCTCCTACCAGGCCCACTCAATGAATGTCGGGGTCCATCTGGATGGGTTCTACGTGACCAATAGCTCGGGCCCTGGAATCTACCTCCGAGGAGTTTATGCTGCTTTCTTGAATGACATCATGGTCGTCGCCTGCGGATATGGTTACCGCATTATTGATTCAGGGGGCGTAATCCTCAATGCGGTACATAGCGCTCATTCATCAGCTGACGGAGCTGAGATAGAAGACTCTTACAATGTGTCGATGGAACAGTGCGGCATATATAACGCGGCCCAGGATGGAATCGATGTAAAGGGTTCATGTAGTGTCTTCTTCGACACCTGCAGCTTTCAGCAAAACTCCGATCATGGCGTGTACATCCTCATGTCCTCCGACAGAGTGACGCTCTCTGACTGCATGGTAAACAGAAACGACGGTAAGGGGATTGAGACAGATCCTTCAACTTCCCAATGCTTGATGTCTGATTGCCAGATTATCGGAAATGGGGCTCAAGGAATCGATTTTGATGGTCCCTCGAATAAGGTCGAGGGTTGCTTGATCAAAGACAACGGTTCTCATGGCATCGGGCCCGGAGATGATGGCATCATCAATGCCAATATCATCGAGGATAATGCGGGTGACGGAATACGGCTCATTGATGACCCTAGGTGTGTCACTACCGGGAATCGTTGTTCCGGAAACACAGGATACGGTATTTATTCCAATGCCGACGATAACGTCATTTCTGGTAATTACTGCGGTGGCAATGGTAGCGTTGGAGTTTTGATCGGGGGGAGTGCCAATGGGAATAATGTCCAGGGGAATCTAGGTGGATTTATAGATAACGGGGTGGGAACGATAACCACAGGGAATGGATAAAATGTCTGGTATCGGATTCGTTCCAGCCATATCATTCCGGGGAACTACATTCCCTACCGGGCCCTTTCCAGGGATGCTCTTCTGGAAGGAGCCCGAGAATGATCCCTACTACTGGGATGGATCCGCCTGGCAGTCTTTTTCTCCTGGTTCTGTAGGAGCCCATGGACCTACCCACATCGAGTGGGGCTCTGATCCCATTCCTAATATCGAGGCTCTAGAGGAAGAGTACGTCTGTGATGTAGCCATCGTACCAGGTGATATCGTATACCAAGATGCTGCGAACCATGTTGACCTAGCCTCTGCCGACGATCCTAGTAAGATGCCTGCTATCGGAATTGTAAACAGTAAGCCTGACCCAACCACAGCTAGGATTATTTCTCGAGGTTGGTACAATGGCTTGACAGGGTTGCCTGCGGGAGTGGTCTGGGTGGGTCTGAATGGGACCATTACTCAGGTTCCCCCTGAGCAGCCAGTAAGCGCGGTACTTCAGGAGTTTGGAGTAGTGAAGTCTGCTAATGAGCTTCAAGTAGCGCCTCAGCGAATCATTCTTCTCTAAGGGAGAGCATTATGTCTCAGTTCAAGTACATAGGAGATTTGGCACCACAGAAGGATGGGAAGGTTCGGATCAAGTATCCCCGCTATAAGTTCAGCATCGCGGTAGCTCCCAATGAGACCTTCGAGGTCCCGAGCGAGGATACAGAGTTGATTGACTGGCTCAAGGAAGTGAAGAGCCCCTTCACTAAGGTGCCGCTCTACCAGTTTTTGGGGTAGGGTTTTCTACGGTTGTTTACTTATAGGAGGATAGGAGTATGTCAGTAATCCCTCTGATTGTCGATAGTGGCCTTACTAAGAGGCTGAATCCCGCTAGCGATGTGATCAACGGCGGTGGATATGAGATCAACAGCGTGGCTCTCGCATCCACGGACCTTTCAGACACAGCAGAGTTGATCCGCACCAACCAGGCAGCAGCTCAGAATATCACCCCCGCCAGTGGGGATATCGAAACTCTTGTGGTCCGGGCCTCCCCAGGGATCTCCACCAAGAACGTTTTCGAGGTCCTGAATGACGGTGGTACACAGATCTTCCGGATCAACAACGACGGTGACATTACTGTTGCTGGCGGCGAGACCATCGTCGGTTCCATCACCTTCACCGACAGTATAACCTTCGGTCAGGGTGGTGACGACACCGTGACTTTTGGTGATGCCACTGTGGTAGTCCCTGAGAATGATGGTGGCGTCAATATCGGTACTGCGGCCAAGCGATTCGGAATTGTGTTCCTCGACACTCTCGGTGACTCCGGCCAGGATCTCACCGTGGCCACTAACCTCGAGTCCAATCTGAACTGGACGGTACAGGGTGGAGACGGGGCTACCGAGACTGCTGGTTACACTCTGGACGTGCGCGGCGGTGACGGCGGTGGAACAGTGGCCGGTTCTGCAGGTGCTGGTGGAGCAAGTACACTCCGTGCCGGTGATGGAGGCGATGCTTCGGGCGCTGGTACCTCGGGAGCTGGTGGTGCGCTGACTGTCCGTGGCGGTGATGCTGGTACCAACGTTGGTGGTGTTCCTGGCGCTGGTGGGGACCTGACTATTCGAGGTGGAAACGCAACGGATGCTACGATCAATGGTGGTGACCTCTACCTGGATTCTGGATCGGGTTCCGCGCCGAACGTGTTCATTGCTGATACCAATGCTGCTGCGGTTACCATCGGTGCCAGCGGCGGCAACGAGCCTGCTGTGAGCATCTACGGTGCTGTCTCTCAGATCGGGTCGAGCAACCAGGTTTCCTTCGCAGGTAACGTAGATGCTAGCAACGGACTGGATGTGTCCGGTGCAGCTCTTACTCTCGCTTCCGGCATTCATATTACAGGCGTGGCTAACGCCAACAATCTCGGTGCTACTGGTACGGAGTGGGGCGACATCTTCATGGCTGGACCTATCCGACTGGCCGAGCACGCAGATCCGGGTCAGGTGGCTGATAAGGGATATCTCTACGCCAAGGCCGATGGGGATGATGTCGAGCTGTTCTATTTCGACGACAACTCCAACGCCGTCCAGATCACCAAGGATGGTGCAGTCAACGCAGGTGGGACCAGTTCCCTCCAGACAGCCTACGACAACGGCGCCACCATCACGACAGCTGGTTCCGTGAACATTGCCTATACTCTCACGGCTGGGAACTTTACTGTTGGTGGTGCTGGTACCATGGACGTGAGCGCCAACGCTAACTTCACAGGCGGGGTGGACCTCACCACCGTGGGCCAGACCATGGCGAATGATCTTGCCATCACCTTCGGTGGTGACAGCGATGTGACCGTCCAGTTCGTGTCGGCGACTCCGGCTTTCGCTGTGGTCACCAAGAACGAGGCGACCGCAGGGTCTGCCGGGATCTCGCTGACCTCGGGCAACGCTACGACCTCGGGCAATACCGGTCCCGTTTCTCTGGTTTCCGGTGATGCGACCAGTGGCAACAGCGGCGACATCAACCTGACTATCGGTTCTGCTTCCGGCACAGCGGGGAAGGTGAAGGTGTCTGGTGGTAACTTTGAGGTGGCCAGCGGGATCCATATCCTTCCTGCTGCGGATAGCACCTCCAACATCGGAACGGATACCGAGAGATTCCTCGAGGTCTTCACCGACGAGATCAACATCCCGCTCCAGGGGTTGACCATCAACAGCGTCACCGTGGGCAACACGGTGACCTCGGCCAACCTGGATACCCTGACTGATGGCTCTAACGCTGATGCCCTCCACTCGCACGCTGCAGCCTCCTCGACGCAGATCACGGCTACCCTGACTGCGGGTGAGAACCTCGTGGCCGGGGACTTCGTCTACATCAAGGACACTGACGACAAGGCGTGGAAGGTGGATGCGGATGCCGAGGAATCAGCTCAGCTGATCGGTGTGGCAGCTGCCACCATCAACGCCGATGCCTCTGGTACCGTGGTTATGTGGGGCGTGATGACCGGCCTCTCCGGTCTGGACGCTGGCAAGAAGTATTGGGTCAGTGCCACTGCTGGGCAGATCACTTCGACACCTCCCGCTACAGGGTATCTTTGCTTCGCTGGGTACGCCCTTTCCGCTACCAGCATGATGTTCCGTCCAGAGAGGCCCATCGGTCTCTAGGCTGGAGCTAGGGGGGGAGTATTCTCTTCTTGAGGGATGAGGGACCATGGCTGAGAAATCTGCTCTCACCATAGCTGATGGAGTCATCCAGGTTCCAGGTAGCTCGGATGACCTGGTGGCGAATGCGTTTGTGCAGAGTTCGACCACCAAGTACGAGTCCATCTGGATTCCGTCTACATCCGTGCGCCTCCACAACACCTCCCCTCCTGGAGAGACTGATATTTGGTCAGGGGCATATCGGGCTCTTGCGTTCGATCCTGATACGGAAGAGTCCGTTTTTACAGAAATATTGATTCCCAGAGCTTACGTGGAAGGCCAGGCTCTTCGAGTGGCTGTTCATGTTGTGCCAGCGGATAATGGATCAGGGGTGATTCGCTTCGGATTCGAGTACAGGAAGGCCAACATTAACGACGCCTTCTCATCGACCTCAACGGTTTTGATGAACGTGACCATGCAGGGTATTACGGATCGACACTACCGAACATCCGACACGTATATTACCGGCTCTACAATGGATCGGAACCTGGTTCTGGCCGGGAGGCTCTACCGTGACGCGACCAGCGGAACTGACTCATATGCAAACGATGCCTATCTCCTGGGACTCGAGATCAGGATCCCAGTAGATCGGATAGGCGCAGCTCTCTAACTGACGTGGAGGAATCATGACAACCAAGAAACTGAAGAAGGCTTCTCCCAAGGGAGGAGTAAAGCCTAAGACCGAGAAGAAGAGGGTGACCTTTGCCGACGAGGTCCTCAAGTACCTCGAGGAAGGAAAAGATCTTGCCTCTCTCGACCAAAAGGAGCTGCCAGCTACTCTGGCCAAATTGGTGATGGAGGACAAGGCTTCCTTGGTGAGCGTTCCAATACCGCTCCTCAATTCGGTCTACCTGGAAGTCCCGAAGCTGGAGCCCAAGAGTGAAGATCTCACGAAGATCTCCGAGCAGGATCTAGCCTCCCTTCAGGCCTTTGGTGGAAGCGCCAACACGTTGACCAGCTCTTTGGGAAGCCTGACCAAGAGGTACATGAATCTGGAGCGCCAGCAGGAGCAGATCGAGGCGGAATTGGAGAAGACTAGGGCCGAGATGGACAACATCGCCGCCCAGGCCAAGGAGGCTGATTCCGTGGTTGAGGCGTTCATGTCATTCCTCTCCTTCAAGTACATCATCTCCAGTGGCACGGTGATCTTCGAGACCGGGGAGATCCAGCGGAAAGATGCCAAGGAGAAAAAGGAATGACCCTTCTTCCCCTCCGCATGAACTGGAACCAAATTCTTATTGCTCCACTTGAGTGGAACAATGCGGCGGTGGATCCTGACTTTAGGGAGACTGTTGGGGCGAAGGTGTGGGGTACGCCAATCCAGATCAGGGCCCAAATCACCTACAAGCGTCAGGGTCTCAAGACCCGAACCTGGACAGGTGATGGGGACGAGACCGATGGCCACCTGGTGATCAAGCAGTCTGATCTCACCAATGCGGGGATAGAGATCAAGAAGGGTGATCGGATAGTGGGGGTCATGATCCATACCGGTGCCTTCAAGGATGTGGATTACGAGATAGTGGAGACCATGGATAGGGGCCACCTCCCTGCTTCTTTGACTCTCCATGTGGCCTTTGTTGAGCGCACTGAGGAGCGAGCGTCAGTCCGATGAGTGGAGACTACGGTATCGAAATACGAACTTCTGGTGGTCGGTCAGTCAAGCCTGAGCAGCTTGACTTTGCTAGGCATCCAGGTCGTGCTATCGATATGATCCAGCAGGGTACGCTTACTGCCTTTGCTAATGAGATGAAGGCCCATATCCGCAACCATATCCAGAGCGGCGGCGTTACTCCAGCGTTGAGCTGGGTCACTACTTACACCCGCAATGCCTCTGGAATGGGTATCTCCCCACTCTATGCGACTGGGCAACTGGCCAACTCGGTGAACGTGAAGATTCTGGGGCCTTCTCTCATCGGGGTCGGTATTCCCTGGGATAAGGCTCATGTTGGCCCAACTGGGACCATTCCTATGGGACAGCTTGCCAAGATTCACCAGGAAGGTGCCACCATTATTGTGACCCCAGAAATGAAGAAGTACTTCATCTTCATGGCGAACGAAGGTAGGATGCCGATGACGATGGCCCAAGTTGCTGTCGGCCAGGAGATTGTCATCCCTCCTCGTCCGTTCATGAATCAGGCTACCAAGGATGCACCGAAGATGGCCATGAAGTATGCCATGGCTTCAGCATCGGTGATTAGGCAGTACCTGTTCAGTGGAGTGAACCAACTGTTCACGCCAATTGCACAGATCATGAGAGGCTTGTTCCGGTTTTAGAAAATGGCTTATTCAATTTTGAGAATAGAGGATTTCAATTACGATCCGGAAGTGCTGGCATTCATTCCGCCAGCATTGGCTCTCCGTCGTGTGGATTCCTCTGGTCGTTATAACCGACTCAGGCCTCTTCCCCCCGATGGAGGAGTCTTCTCCACCAGGATCTTCACCTGCGGCGCCATGGACATTGAGGAGGGCTGGAGGTTGGTCATTCCTGGGGCTTATCGCTGCTACCGGGTGGGAGAAGAGCTGGGGTTGCTCGAGCTTCAAATTTTCGATGGCTCCTCCTGGTGGTTCTACAACGCGGCGACTCCTGCGTGGGAGGCCGTGGTAACCCCAGCAGCTGATTGGGGATCCGAGAGGGATACTCTCGTCAACTTCGCGTCTTACCCAGGTCGTAATAGCCGAACTATCCAGGTCAGATGCAGGGTACTTCCCGATAGCGCCGGAAGGTGGGCTCCGAAGCCTAGCTACATGATGCTTGTCTGGCCTGTTGACCTAGAATTCGATCCTGTTGAAGATTTACTACGTTCAGTGAAGCGGAAAATCGATTCCTTGGCCTTTCCTGGAAGGTTGAAGACGATTTTGTCCTCTGCTACTGACCTTGTTCCCTTTGAGCACGGATTTACTCCACTTGCTTCGGGAAGATGGCGGGTGTACAATCTATCCGTAGATCCAAGAAGGGAAAGTGACCTATTCAGCGCTTGGGTGGATCCTAACGTCCAGCTGACCGCAGTTCAGCCCGCTGGGTCGGTGATCGAGGTCAGGTTCGAGGGGTCGGTTCAGACTTTTCTCTCCGCTGATGAGGAAGGGTACCTGAGCGCCAACCCCTCAGTAGTAGTCTTTCAGGATGGCGATGGTATGTTGGCTCGGGATGTTTCTCAGGCTGGACATGAGACAGTAATTGAAGAGGCTGGCCTGGAGACTTTCCGGAATGAGCATGTGGCGGAGACCGAGGAGATCCCTGTTAGGATCGTCGCCCAATCCAATCGCCATAAGGAGGCTCTCAACATTCTAAACAGGATCTCAGCGTGGTTCCAGAAGTACCCCAGGGTTCCCTCAGTCGGCCTTGGGGGCGAACCCGTTCAGCTGCGCTCAATGTTGAGGCCTCCAATCAACCAAGCCAACGAGATCGGACGTGGCTTGTTTATGTATACTATGTTGCTTCGGGCCCTGCCCAAGCAATGGAACCTGAGCGCAAGTGACAACGGAAGCGATATTGAGTATGCTATGAAGGAACTTCACGTGACTCTGGGAGATCCTTCGGCAATCCTTCACGAAGTCACACTGTTGACAGGATGAGGAGATAGATCATGGTCGAAACACTGCATCCGGGAACTTATTTCACGGAGGAAGCCATTTCGGTCGCTGCCGAAGGTGTCTCAGCTTCCGTGGGAGGTTTCGTGGGGATGTCCCGCAAGGGACCCATCCACGTTTCCAAGCGCGTCACCTCCTGGGCTTCCTACAGGGAGTGGTACGGCGAGTACTTCTTCGACGCCGACAACCCCCACCTTCCCATCGCCGTGAGGGCTTACTTCGACAACGGCGGAGCCTCGGCGTGGATCGCCAGGGCCGTCGGCGCCGGAGCTGACTGGGCCAGGCGGGCTCTCTACGATCACGGCGTTGACCCATTGTTGATCAGTAACGTGACCTTCACAGGCTGGGCCGGGAACCCTGGTCAGTGGGGCAACGAAGTGGCCGTCTGGACCACCAAGGCCCTCTCCCAGGGAGACACGGGGACAACTCTCTCCCCTCTGGATAATTCCTTGCTCCTCAAGTCGGTCACAGGCCTCGAGGTTGGTGATGTGGCCTACTTCTGGGTAGGCGCGGACTATGCTTCCGCGGTTATCCGGTCCATCTCGGGCAACACCATCAACTTCGATACTCTGGTGTGGTCCAACGTGGGCGTCGCTTCCTTCTCCGAGCCCTTCGTGGCTACCAGCACCGTTCACAGGGCCAGGACCAGAACATCGCAGGCCGTCACCGCTGGTTCCTCTCTCACCAGCCTCGATCTGGCCTCAGCTTCCGGGATCAAGGAAGGTGGCCATGTGATGGTGGTTCCCGCTAACGTCGCCGACGACACCGTAGAACTGATTATCTCCAGGGTGGATGGGAACACCATCTTCTTTCCCTCCACGACCTTCCCAGATGCGCTCCTTTCGGGGACGAGAGTAGTCTCTATGGAGTTCGACCTTCTGGTTTACGAGGAGGGTGTCCTCATCGAGGAGCATCGTTTCCTTTCCATGGAGTCTGGGTGCGAGGACTATATTCAGCGCCGCCTCGGGTGGAACCCTTCCTACCCACCCCCTAGCCCCGCTGTGGCCGATGATAGCGAGAGCAGGAACATCGTGCTGCTGGATGCCAACTCCAACCACTCTGTGGGTGGGAGGGCCTTCATCCCGATGTCCAACGTTCCGACTTGGGACTTTGGCCTCGTGGCTAGCCGCTCTTTCCTCCTCACCTACGACATTGGCGCAGGTCCGGTGGCAGTAACTCCTACATGGTCCGGAGCCCGAGCCATCCTCCAGTCTGACTCGACCTCCAACCTCGTTTCTGGGGATCCTCCCTGGGATTCCACGGGAGTTGCTTGGGTTACGCCTAAGATCCTGGTGGTGGAGGTGAATGGAGGGATTGACCAGATCATCACCATCCAGAACACCTGGACTACCAGGGCCGAGGTACTCAACAACATCAATACTTTCATGGTGGGTGGTGCGGCTATTGAGGATCCCAATCCCGGCAAGATGAACTTCACTTCCGATACCATCGGGAACGACTCCAGTGTCGAGGTGAAGCCCGGAACGGATCCTGAGGTTCTGGATCTCCTGGGCTATACCGTTCCCATGGGTCACTTCGAAGCCGGTCACGATTTCGCCGATTCCAGGGCTGTGACCTCGACAGAGGTGGACGCTGTCATTCAGGCCGCTACTGGCCCCGGTAATGTCGAGCTGGATTACACGGTCTCCCCTCCTCAGCTGCTCATGTCCACTGCGTCGCCGACCTGGGGTATGAACGTCGCTGACAACGGCGGTGATGACCTCGCCAGCTCGGTCTTCGGCTTCAGTCCCCTCTCCACCTGGGTGTGGGGTTCTGCCCTGTCTACCAAGATTTGGCTCTCTCTGCCCAGGCCTGTTCGTAAGGCCTATTTCGATAACGGCCTCGACGGAGCCGAGCCTGGCCCCGGTACTGGCGCCGAGACCTACATCGGGGACGTGTCTCCCGACTCGGGTCTCCAACTCTTCAACAACGTTGAAGAGGTGTCCTTCTTCTCCATCCCTGGGGCTGTGGGATCCTCCTCGCTGTTGCCCACCACCATGCAGGCAGCTTCTGACTGGGCTGACTCCAGGGCCAACCTGGTGTACATCAGCGCTGTTCCCCTGGATCGGGATCTGCCGGATGAGGCGGCGACCTGGAGAACCTCGCTCCTCAACAGGGACTCCAGCTACATGGGGCTCTACTATCCCTACCTGAAGATCGCTCACCCTCTCTATGCTGGGCGGCTCTTCGATACGCCTCCTGACGGCTTCGTGGCTGGCGTTTACGCGGCCCAGATCTCTGCGCGAGGTCCTCACATCGCTCCGGCTAATGTGGCCCTCAAGGGTGTCCAGGATGTCTTCTATAGGACCAGCAACGCCGATGGAGATCTGCTGAACCCCATCGGCGTGAACATCGTCAAGGTGTTCCCCACCAGGGGTATCAGGATCTGGGGTGCGAGGACTCTCTGGGCTTCCGAGGATGGCCGTCACCTGGTGACCGTCAGGAATCTCCTCAACTTCGTCAAGAAGACCGGTGAGGAGGCCCTCCAGATCTTCATCTTCGAGCCCATCAACAACGACCTCTTCTTGCGCATCAGGACTACCATGCAGGATATCCTGGAGAACCTGTGGCGCTCGGGAGCCTTCCCCTCTGCCACGAAGGCCGGGGCCTACCTGGTCAAGTGTGATGCCGAGACTACACCGCCATCGGAGCAGGCGAGGAACAGGGTGTTCTGTGATGTGACGCTCTACAATCCTGCTCGATTCGCCGAAGCAGTGGTGGTCCGTTTGGCCATCTCTTCTGGTGGCGTCAGCACTACGGAGTTGTAAAATGGCACTTCAGCTTCCAAAGTCCAGAAGGACTGACCCCCAGGTCGCCTACTCCTTCGAGGTGTTCACCGAGGATACGACCATTCCTCGGGGAACCCTCGGGTTCAGTGAGGTCAGCGGCTTGAGATCGACGACCAACGTGATCGAGTACAAGGAGGGAACGGACAACTACGTTCGGAAGCTGCTTGGGCGCACCACCGTAGAGAACCTGACCCTCCGTCGTGGCTTGGATCTCCAGGCCTACCTTCGCCGCTGGTATGACCTCGTGCGCGAGGACATCCACTCTACGGCGAGTGGGCAGCCCTCTCCAGAGGTTCGGAAGACCCTGTACGTCAAGCAGAAGTCCAGGGGTGCCGGGCGGGATGGGGAAGAGCTGAGGACTTGGATCCTTCGCCATGCGTGGCCCTGCTCTCTGGAGGTCTCCGACTTCCGTGGTGACGCTGATGAGGCCACCATCGAGAGCCTGGAGATCTGCTACGAGATCCAGGAAGAGGACATCACGATTCTGAACGACTTGTAGCCTGAGGCTCTGGTCGATTATTCACTTGCACTTCGGGCTTCGAACAGGCTGAGGAAAGATCATGGTCTTTCCTCAGCCTGAGTTCAGGCCAGTGGAGGAGCATTATGTCGAAGTATACTCACCGAACCAAGAAGCTTTCTGAATTCTCTCCCCTAGTACTTCCCATCGGGGTAGCGCACGAGGGCAGCATCGACAAGACCTGCAAGGTCAAGGGTCTGAGCGCTGGTGCCAGGAGGAATTTGTCTCTCCTGTTCGAGCGTTACAAAGGAAAGATCACCAGTGATCGCTATCATGAGCTGGTGACTGTTCTCCTCCAGGATACAGTTGTCCAGGTGGGCCCCTTTATGGCGGAAGATGGGAGACCGCTCAACACCTCCATCCTCGACGGGCTCAGTTCCATCGATCGTGAGTTTCTCGCCTGGATGGGCATCCTCAAGAACTACGAAGGCGAGAACCGCAAGCATGGAGTTCAGCTGGTGGCCTTCAAGTGTCACAGCTGCGGGAAGACGGAGAAGGTCGAGTTCGATCCCTGGATCTTGCCCTGCGTCGATGTGGATCCCGCCTCCTGGGATGTTGAGGGGCAGTCAGTGCGGTATAGCTGCGAGTTCCAGGGTCACCAGCTGCTCGTCATGGTGCCTAGCGGTAGCATCGAGAAGTCCCTCCCTGATGAGTCAGATCTTCACGGGCGGGCCATGGATGCGCTGGTGAAGCTGGTCGTCCAGATGGGCGACAAGAAGTTTCCCCTCACCATGGAGAGTCTCTCCAAGGAGCACTTCCTGTACCAGGACCAGCTGAACCGAGCTATCAGGTTGGATCCCAACCCTGGCATCGACACTGTCCTTCAGACGGAGTGCGACTGCGGCGAGACGATGGAGGTGGTTCTGTCCTTCATCCCCTTTCTGTTTCCAGGAATGTAAGCCTGAGGAGGTAGAGCAAGTTCGAAGGGAGTGTTTCTTGATTTCGGCGAATCATTCAACCTCTTGGGGCTTCGATCCTAGTGTGGTGATGAAGATGCCTCGCAGTGAAGTTTGGTGGTACCTGGAGGAGATGGTCAAGGTCCGGAAAGAGCTTGACGCTAGGTCGGAGAAGTAATCGATGTTCTCTACTTTTGGTCTCTATTTTGTCCTTAGAGGACAGGACTTCTTGTCCCGCCATCTTCGTGCTGCCACAGGCGAGATGAAGAAGCTGGGCAAGGAGACCAAGGTCTCCACCCAGGCCCTTGAGCGCTATGAGCTGAAGCAGCGATCTGCTGCTGCCGAGGCAGCTCGCTGGGCTATGGTCAGCTACGGGGCTCTCCGAGCCATCCACGGGGCCACCAAGGCCGCTGGTGATTACCAATACCAGATGGTCGATCTCAAGAACGTTCTGGGCACCACTACCTCACAGACCAAGGAGCTAGGGAACGTCTTCAAGGATCTCTCTGGCAAGGTGGAGTACGGAAGCACCGCTCTGGCCAAGGGTGCTACGGATCTGGCTCGTTCTGGTATGTCCATGAAGGAGATTGCCACGGCAGTTCCGGTCATGGCCGATGTCATGACCGCTGGCCAGATCGATGCCAACTCTGCTGTGTCCCTCATGGTTCAGACCATGAGGGCCTTCAATATCGAGGCTGATCAAGTCCGTAGCACGATGGACAAACTGACTTATTTGTCCATCGCTACTCCTGCCTCTCTGAAGTTCCTCTCCGAGGGTATGAAGTACACAACCCGTGCCTCTGGGCTGCTCAAGCTCTCCCTCGAAGATACCATGTCCACGGTCGGTCTCCTGTCCCCCTTCATGATGAAGGCTGGTGCCACCTCCAGGGCCTTCTCCCAGTTCATGATGCGCGTCGTCAAGCCCTCAGGGGCTGCTGTGGAGGCCATGAAGAAGCATGGGATCGCGGTCAAGACGACCTTCAAGGATGCCGGTGGAATCGAACAGACTAGACATCCACTTGAGATCCTGAACGATGTTATTACCCAGGCTAACGAGAAGATCTCGGGCAAGGAAGCCAGGGATAAGTTCCTGGCGACTTACCTTGGTATGCGGGCTGCGGCTGTAGCCGGTCTTGAGTTCGGGGCGGCGGTGAGAGATTCCAGCGGTAAGCTTCATCGAGGAATGATTCCTGCTCTCCGGGTTCTCCAGAAGGGCCTTGCAAACGCTGATGGTCTTCTCAAGGAACACTCTGGAAACCTCCGTAGTACCTACAACGTCAGCGTAGAGCGTCTGAACGCTCAGTGGTTGGGGTTCAAGAGGACTCTTGGTGAGAAGCTCTTGCCAGTCATGTCCAAGCTTCTCGAGGTGATGTCGGGATTCCTGGAGATCCTGGAGAAGACCGATAAGATGACTGGTGGGGGTGCCTCTACCATGATGGCCTATGGCATGATGGGTATAGCAGGTGGGGCACTCATCAATACCCTTCGGTATGCTGGGGCAGGTCTCATGGCTCTACGTGGCTGGCATGTGGAGAGGATGGCTCTTGCTGGCGCCGGTACCGGTTCGCCTGCCATGCGTAGTGCTGGTGCGGCACTTATGGGAGGATCGGGTCAAAAGAATCTTGCATCGATTTCCAGGGGAGTAGGCAGCATCGGTATGCTTCTCAAGGGAACCCTGGCAGTGGGAGTGGCTTACATTGCTGCTGAGGCCATCGCCCAGTGGTTCAGCCAGAAGGGTATCGAGGAGCAGAAAGCAGCCCGGGAGAGGGCAGGAGGAAGAGCGGCTCTTACCTCGGCAGTGATGGCTGTTTACAAGACCGGCAAGATGACCAAGGCGCAGGGTGCAGCCCTCGGTACGGGGGGGCATAGCGAGCTTATGGCGGCCATGCTGATTCGTGCCAAGGAGCTGGAGTCTAAGCTTCCTGCGAAGGGCGAGGGCAGGAGAGCGATGGCACTCCGGATGGGTGAGTCGTTCTACGATGAGATGTCGATGTTCCACTCTGATCTCCTTCAAAAGGTCAAGGCTTCCCGTAAAGACGTAGTCGGATGGATGGCTACTATTCTCGAAGGTGATCCTGGAGGCCCTGGGCGGCCAGGGGAGCCTGGTAGGACTGCACGCGGTAAGCTTGACTACGGGACGAAGTTCACTGGCCCTCATGCAGCAGCTATGAAGGCACATGGGATGTTCTTTGAGCTGTCTATGTTGAGTGAGCAGCTAAAGCCCTATGAACAGGAGCGTTTGCGACATGCCATAATGACGGAGTGGATAGATCGCAAACGCCTGGAGATTGAAAAGAAGCGCCTTTACCTGGCTTGGGGTTCTACGGATCCTGTCACAGGAGTTAGCGATCAGGCCCAGAAAGGCTGGAAAGAGGCCAAAGATCTCGGTGCCCCTGACTGGGTAGCCGGATTGGCCGCAGGGGGCGGGATTGCTAAGGCTCTCTTTACGTTTGTTCCGGCTGTGCTAGAGGGAATCTTTACCAAGGGCGTTCCTCTAGCTCGTCTCAGCGAAAAGGAACTGGAGTCAGCCTATAGGGCGGAGAGTGCTATAAATCCCGAAAAGATAGCTCGATCTCTTGTAGCTGGAGGAGTCCCAGACTTTATGGGTGATTTGACACCCGAGCAGCAGAAGAATTATGCCAAGTCTCTGAAACAAACTGCTGACTCTTTTCTACTATCCACTAATCGGTGGGAGAAGCTCTTGGCTAAGCCTCCAGAGGCTAAGTTCCAGGTACAGCTGGTGACACCGGATGGCGTCCTAACAGGTGAGGCGACCGGACAGAGCCACAGTAACACCACTGTCCAATTGACCGCGAAGGGGACAAACTGATGCCTCGACCTCAGGTAGCTACAGGTGCTCCCGCGCAGCACAAGGGTTCCATGTACTTGCGGGATAATGACAATATTTACATGCCATTTCAGTACTTTCCCGAGACCATCAGTATCAATCGGACTCGGAACATCGATGAGAGGCCCTTACCTCTTCGGTTCGCGCCGGTGAACTTCGATGCTTCGGCCAACGCTCCAACTGTCGAATTCACTGCGCTGTTCAACTCCTTCTTCGAGGATCTGAACCGCAGTCCGTTAGGTTGGCAGAACGTCATCCTTGAGTCTGACTGGGGTCAGACCGTTCCAGCGGTGGCCATCAATGACTTAAACCAGCTTTGGCGTCCAGATATGTACGAGGTAGATCACGTCTGGGTATTGGATCTAGGCTTTCCTGTAGCTCCTCGAGAAGTTCTTATCGAGAGTTACGAGGAGACTCATATGTTCTACGAGCAGAACACAGCTTCTCCTCGTCGCACAGAGTATACTGTCAAGGCCAGGTTCTACTATGAGCTGGATGACCCGGAACGAGAGTACAGGCAGCCTACGGTCTCCAAGAAAACTGGTCCGTTCTTGTGTCCTAATCCAGATCTCGATTCTTTGGAGGCTGCCATTGGGATGAGCCTTACTCCTAATCAGCGGACTAAGGTGGCAAAGGCACTTCAGGGAGGCTGAGATGCGGCGATACAGAAACACAGAGTGGTTTTTGGTTCAGCGAAGTGGCGAGCCCATCAGAGCATTTCATGAGCGCTTGGATCTTTTCACCACGAACGACTTCGATCTCAAGCGTACAAGGACGCTGCTGACTACCTCACGCCAAGATCTGGATGAAGTTTCTTATGAATTCCTGTTTGATACAAGGAAGTGGTATGTCATCGGGGAGATCAACTGGCCTACCATTGATGACCCTCTGGACCTCCCCGATGCGAAAACAGTCTTGATTCCCTCGGCGGAGCAGGTATTCGATTAGGGTAGAAGATGGTTTATAGCTGGACCATATCAGTCGATGGGCAGACCTTCGAGGAGATGAATCTCCGCGACAGGGTGACTGAATTTTCGGTGTCCCACCAGGTCCCCAAGGCGGCCAAGAAAAAGAAGAAGAAAAAATCAAAGTCCAATAAGGAGACTTCTTCTGGCAGGAGGGGTGGCCATGAGGCTTCGGTAACTTTGGTCAACCATGATCAGAAATTGACCAAGTTCTTCCGTACTCTGGACAAAGTGAAGATTTGGTTGGGCCTCAACGGAGAGCAGTTTTATCAGGGGACCTTCAGGATTACGAAGGTTAGCCACAGTGGGAATGAATCTCAGCGACCGACCGTGACCCTCAGTTTTGGCTGTAAGTCCTTCGATGCTGTTCGCCAGATGAAGACCCGGGTTTGGAATGCCCACACAGTTCTGATGGTGCTCGAGTCGATAGCTTCGGATTATGGCTGGGATCTGAGCGTCGATGAAGACATAGCAGCCGCCACTTCTGTGGTGAATCTCGCCAAGTCAGCCTATGTTTCTGACTGGGATTTCCTGAATCAGTTGGGAGAAGACCTCGGCGACATGGATGTTCTCCTCACTTACCCAGCGAAGGTTAAGCTGAGGGAGGAGGCTACCCCAACACTCAAGATCGTCAAGGAGCGCTACGAGGCTGCCACCTCTCCGGATGGTCGTCCCATCAAGCTTTACTACGGGCAGTATTCCGATCCCAACGGTTACTATATCCAATCCTACGAGACTTCTTCCGACGTGAAGGAGCCCAAGGCGACCAAGGGTGGAGATGTAGACAAGACCGGGGCGAAGAAGGGTGAGGAAAAGAAGGACGATACTTGGGGTCTGAAGGGGCCCCCACGATATGGTTCTACTGGGGAAGTAATCTTCGAGGAGGACCCCGCTGCTGCCGTTGAGAATTCTGATGGTAGCTCCGGGGGAGTTGCTGAGATGCAGCCCAGCGGCCCCATTTCCTCCAAGGATACTAAGAACTTGACTACCAAGGTCAATGTTGCCATCGAGAACAGCAAGAAGACCGAGTTGAACATTACTTTGGCTCATCCCATGCCGTTCCTTACTATCCAGTCGCAGGTTGAGTTATACGGCATCCTGGGCTTTGAGGGAGTGTGGGATGTCAAGACCGTGAAGCACGGCTTCTCTGGTACAGCGTTCCTGAGAACTGAGATGACGCTGAACAAGAAGATTGCGGGTGTTCCCAAGAAGAAGGATGACACCGGTAAGAAGCAGGATCCTAGAGAAGGGGATGACACCTGGGAGCTGAAGTTCAAGGCTAGGAGTGCTTCAGCAGTTTTTCAGAATGAGCCTCCTAGTGCTCCAAGTCCGAATGAAGTAAGGCGGACGAACTAATGCAGTTTGCTGGCCATTTCAAAGGTCGGGTTGTCGATGTGGAGGATCCGCTCAAGAAGGGTCGGGTGCGGGTAGAGGTACCTGCACTGGGTCCAGGGGTGGGTGAAGAAGCGTCCCCTTTCATCACGGACTGGCTGCCTGTGGAGGTAAGTCCCGGTTCTGTCAGCTCCCCTGACCTGGGAGAGACAGTCGAAGTTTCCATGGGGGCCTTTGGCCTCACGGAGAATGATGGCTCTGTGACAGGGGTCCTCCCTAGAGAAGATCTGGATGGGACTCCCCTTGTTCCCAACCCCGCCAAGGGTGTGGAAGATTATCCCGATGATCTTGGTCTCGAGGAGATGCGAGTTGTTCCCCCTGACCAGGGCGATGACAAAGCTCCTCCTGACTTTACTCCTCCTCTCTCGGGTGACGAGGATGTGCCGAAGGGAAGTATCAACTTCCACGACACTCAGTCGCAGTACCAGGAAGATGTGGCGTGGCCCAGGACCTCTTCGCGGCAGCAGGGGTGGGTGCGCACCGAGCTAGATCCTGATGGAGGTCGGGCCAAGATTCTGGCCAGGGGTGGAAACCAGGCTGAGGTGGGGCCTTCTGGAATCACAATGAAGGGTGGCTCCCTCTCCTTTACCTCCAGAGGCCGGACTGCCTGTTTTACAGCTGGGAACAAGGGCGAAGAGGTAGGGCGCTTCCGGTTTCTCAAGGTAGGGGGTGGCGAGAAGATAGAGACCAGGAACCGGGACATCTCAGCCATCCGGCTGAAGACCAACAGCAGCGTCGAGGAGAAGACCATCCTCGTCAGCAGGACCCTTACCGTCAAGGGCTGGTCCGAGCACAATGTGGGCCTCAAGTACACCCGCTCTGTTGGGAAGGATGCGAACCTCATATGCTTCAGCGAGAATCGTGAGGTGGTCAACAAGAAGATCGAGCTGATCGGTGGTGGCCTCGCAGCAACCGCTGGCCCTGGGGTTCTGGCCTCCGATATAAAGATCGTTACTGCCGGTAACACTATTGAGAGTCTCCTGATAGGTAACCGGGATATCATTTTCTTGAACCCCCTGAATCGTCTTCGAGTGGGATACTCTTCGGTTGCTGGGGTAGCGACAGCTGGTATGCTGCCGCTCGCTGGGGCTCCACTGTTCAACGAAACTTACGGCGCTTCTTTACTGTCCCCTTTAGGGGCTCCAGGGGCTCACTACTTTAATGCTCTGGTGAAGGGGAGTTTCATCCAGTCGCTCGTCCTTACCTTGGGGGCTCTGGCCGTTGAGTTCGGGAGCCTGGCTGTCAACCTTCCCCTGGGATCCCCACAGTTCCTGGCAATCCAGACGACTCTCACTACCTTTGCGGGCATACTTCAGAGTGATCTCCTGGCTTATCCAGCGAGTTTCTATACCACGAATTCTATCGAGGCAATTTGATGGCTACCTGGGGCGTATTAGGTCTTCCTGATGCTGACGAATTCATTGAGAAGCTTCAGGAAGCGCGTTCTCTCCTTGAGGATCTGGACGCCGGTTTCGAGGCCATCGATACCGTTCTCGAGGCTGCCCAGGGGCCGCTCGAGCTGGCTGAGGGAATCCTAAGGGTTCTCTTCGATCCTGACGCGGTGGATGTCACCCTGGGACTCCTAGCTGGAGTCGTCGAGCAGCTGTTGGCCCAGCTGTTTCAGCAGGGAGCCTGGTTCCTCCCCGTGTGGCCTCAGAATGTCCGAAGGTGGGGCGAGCCTCAGCCTCTTCTGGGGAAGAGCTTTTACAAGCCTGCCGAGGTTCCTCAGGTCATCAATGATCTCGATGCAGCCACTGACGAGATCTCTGCTTATCTCGAGGCGGCCAGGACGGATACCGGGATTCAGTACCTCACTGAAACTTTCCGAGCAGCTGTCGAGGATCCATGGGATCCTTACAAGCCCATTCTCAGTGACAACGGCTTCGCTGGAGGAATCGTCCTGGCTGTTAGTGCTGACGATCCAGCTTCCCTGGCTCAGTCGGCGGAGCTGATCAACTTCATCTTCCAATCTCGTGAAGCTGCGGCTTTCTTTAGGTCACTGGATTTCAGCAGATTGAGTGCCATCGAGGTGAGGGAGCAGGGTATCCCTCCCGATTTCGTCAGTGTGACCATAGCGGATCTCTTCCCTCCCTTCTCGGATTACGTGAGGGCGTTGGTGGCATTTCTGGAACAGGCAGCAGGAATTGACTCGTATATCGGCAAAATCATCGATGGTATACAGCTCGCCATCGAGATGGTGCAGTACATCCTGGGACTGGTTATCGCCATCCTCAAGTTCTTCGAGATTCTTCTCTCGATCAACTTTGCAGCGCTCAAGATCCCGGTGGAGCGAGGTGGGATACCTCGGTTCATCGAGGAGATGGAGGACGCCAACAACCAGCCGACCGGGAATTATGCGGCTGGATTTATTATCATGGTAGGTGCGGAGGATCTGACAAGTGTCGATGCAGCATTCGAATTTCTCTCGAGAATCCTTTTCGTCGAGAGCGAATGAGGACGGTGTCATATCTTCCGTCCTGGGAGATGTGTCCGAGGAAAAGGAACGTAGGCTTCAGCAGAGCCTGGCTGACCTCGAGAAGGAGAAGGATACCAAGCAGCAGGAGTACGAGCACGCTCTCTTCGAGTGGAACGAGCGGCTCCGGCAAGCTGATGAGCAGCCCTGGGCTTCTATCCTTCTCTATCTCCAGCTCCAGGGACTGAGCAACGTCCTGGAGCGCACCCAGTCTCAATATGTGAGGCTGACGGCCAGGACTAGGGCCGCCAAACTAGAGCTACTTTGGATAAGGGGAGCACGATGGATAATATCGGTACTGGATGGGCGTTTCCTGTCCGAGTAGAGCAGTCTGGCCGCGCCAAGGTTCAGAGTCGATCTACCAGCCCTTACGACTTCTCGGCCTTTCCTGGCGGAGCCCTTCTTTGGGTATACATGAACGATGGTATCCGTCAGGAATTCTCCATCGATCAGGGTGTCTGGTCAACGACCATGATAGTGAGCTTCCTGAGTGACCTTAACGGCGGGAGAGCCCACAACAACGAGGGTTACCTTGAGATTATTTCTGACGAGGAGATTCCTGGTAAATCCTTTATTACTATCGATGCTCCTTCGCTCGCCGACGCTGCAGTTCCTCTCTCGCTTCCCAAAGGAACAGTCAAGGGGTATGGTCGGGGAACGATCGCATGGTCTCGCAACCCCGACTTCGAGCTGGTGACGGATGAGGAGACAAAGCAAGAGCTGGCCCAAGCCATGCTCATCCTTCTTCTCACGGCCAAGGGCGAGCTTCCCATGGTTCGGTCCTACGGTGTGGGTCTCCGGGAGCTGGTTTTCCAGCCCATCAATCCCCGGTTGTTGTCGGTCATCAGGCATCGCATAGCCAAGGAGACTCTCCGCTGGGACCCTCGGGTTTTTCCTGAGAGGATCGACGTGGTAGGATCGGACAATAGGTTGTTTTTGGATGTGGGATTCGCGGCCAAGGATCAGCAGATCACCGGCCAGGTTCCTATTCCTTTGAAGGGACCGGAGTAGAAAGATGGGACTTCCTGATGCCGTATTCACCACACTGAAGAAGGATTTCCAGTCTCTCGTCGATGAGATGCTGGATAGAATTCCTTACTTTACTCCAGAGTGGACCGACAGGACTCTCTCGGATCCTGGCATTGCCCTCATTCACGTCTTCGCGTGGGTGCTGGATGCGTACTACTGGACGAACGAGCTTCTCCTCAACGAGGGGTTCCTCTTTACCTGCAGGAGGAGATCTTCGCTTCTCCTTCATCTCCAGCAGCTGGGAACAACCATGCTCCCACCCAATGCGGCCACTGCCAACGTGACCGTAACAGTGGAGAGTGTGGATCCAACGGTTGGTCCCGGGGTTACCTACTTGAGGAGCGGGTTTCAGCTCCAGGCTACTCTTCCTGACGACGTGCTGATCTTCGAGATGATCGATGACTCGGTGGCTCTTCCGGGTGCGAATCAGACTGTGGACATAGCCGTGAGAGAGCAGATTACCATTGGCAGCCCCGTATCTCTGGGCAACTCGAATGGTCGTCCCTTTCAGACTTTTCTCATTCCGTCCGATAGCGTGCTCCACAACGACATCCAGCAGACCATCGAGATTCAAGTAGGGGGAGTACAGTGGACAGAGGCCAACCTTGCCTATTCCGGTCCCCTGGATCAGCACTACATGGTGCTATGGCAGGCTGACGGTCGTCCTCTTATCGTTTTCGGTGATGGCGATGCCGGAGCCATTCCTGCTCTCGGCTCCAATATCTCAGCTATCTACGCCGAGGGCGGCGGTATCAGGGGTAATAAGGCGTCAGAAGGCACTATCCTCCAGACCGTGAGCGCAGCTCCTCGGGGATACCGTCTTTCCGTTACCAATAGTGAGGGAGCTTCCGGTGGAAGTGACTGGGAGACCTTCGAGCGGGCTCGTCGAAGGGGCCCGATCTTCTGGGCCACTCAGGACCGTGCTGTCACGGCGGCAGATTATGAGGCCCTGGTCCTTTCTGTTCCTGGTGTGGCCAAGGTGAGGGCGGAGCCTTCAGGGTATTCGACAGTCATGATCTGGATTGTCCCTTCCGGTGGTGGGCAAGCTTCCTCTCTTCTCCGGGCTGTTGCTCTCTTCGCCCTCGAGGATCGCATCGGCACTGATGTGGTCTCAATGGGAACCTGGGATCCAGGTCTTGGAGATTACCGGACCGCCTACTATGCCGAGGTCGATATTGCCCTCAATCTCAGAGTAGAAGATCGATATTCCAGGACTCAGGTCCGCGGAGCGGTAGGGCTGGCCATCCAGAGTTGGCTTTCCATCTCCGAGAGAAACTTTGGGGAGGTTCCCAGCGGCTACCTTTATCTTTCGGATCTCTTCGAGGTGGTGGAGGGAGTAGTAGGGGTAAACTCTGTGGATGTGGGCCGCTTCTCCCGGGCTACAGAGGTTTACTGGGATCAGAAGACCGGCGATGGGGTGGTGACTAGCATTACCCCCACTTCTTCCGCGGTGAATGAGACCTGGACGGTTACCTTTATCTCCAGCTCCTCCTTCACTGTGGCGGGGAGCCTATCAGGTGGGCAGGGGTTTGGTTTCGTGGATACAGAGTTTACTGCTGCTGACGGGCAACTGGTCATGCTGATATCTAGCGGGGCTACCTCCTACCAGAACGGAGACAACTTCTGGTTCAAGACCTCCAGAAGAGTAGGGAACATTCCGCTGGATCCCAGGGAGTTCCCCACGCTCAGGAACTTGGTGATCGCCGCAGAAGGTGGGTACTGATCATGAATGACTACTGGATCTGGAAGTGGCAGGCTTCGGCCAATGGCTTGCCAGATACAGGGCGTCCCTTGAGGTGGCCCATCACTGCGATTGGGGCCCCGGTCTATGGTATCGTTGGTAATTACTTGGCTCTTGCTGCGCCCCAGGCTTCCACCTTCATAGCCTCCAAGGCGTTCCCTCAGAGCGACTGGGCGTACTACCGCAATAACATGGAAGCTCGCTTCCAGGTGTTCAACATCTCACCTTCCTTGAGCCCAAACTCCTCCGATAATACCGGGCCGGTAATTGTCTTGGACGATGGGGTCAAGAGGATCACTGTGGGACTGGTTGTGGCCTCTCGCCAGGATATCCGTGTTGACTATCTGGGCGTGTTGGGAGGCTTGAATCCCTACGACATCTCCAGTTGGTATTGGCGGCGCGAGATCGATCTGGATGGAAGGTGGCATACAGTTCAGATTAGATCTTATCCGGGTTCCTGGGTGCAGATCTATCTGAATGGCCTTCTCTGGCTGGAGATGCCCTACGCGAATCTCCCTGCCTCTACTGCCAGGGAGGTTGCTTGGGGCTATGACATCGGTAGAAGCGGCGTCGAGATGCTGTGGGATTACGTCCAGTTCTATCACGATGCCGTGGGGAGGATTCAGCCTGCCTGGTCCGTCTATGATGCTGCCCTGAAGACTTACCCTGTAGACACTTACGTAGCCTCGGCCATCTCGAGGCCCCCCTTCACTCTGTCTGCAGGGCTTGTTCCTCTCTCTCAGGTTCGATCTTTTCTGGAGCCTGTCCTGACCAACGCTGGGTGGACTGTCCTTCTCTCGGGTCCGACTGGGAGTCCAGTGACCAACGGTCCCTTCGTGGTCTATCAGCCCCCAGCTGCTTCCTTCTGGCTGTATCTGTGGTGCGAGCCGGGCGTGCTGAATGCCCTGGTCTTTGACGCCCCTTACGGCAACATCGCTGACCTGTTCACCTTCCCTCCGCCCGTCCCTGTGACGACTCATCCACCGGTTTCGTGCCGGATGAATGAGTTCCTTCAGCCTTTTGTGACGGCGACGGATACGTCATTTCACTTCTTCGCTTATGGGGAATCTCCGGCGACGGAGTTCGGGGGCTACCTCGAAGTGGATCTCGGAAGGACTATCTATCCGACGGTGACGGATCCTGCTCCCGCAATGATTACGGGAGGAACGGAGTCAGCCTGGGTGGCCTTCCACCGGGGTCCAACGGGGGTGTGGTCGGAGCTGCAGCCCTCCTGGATTCTGGATCCAGGGAACATTGGTAACGGGGACGCTTCCTGGAGGTACTTGGGGCTTCTCCATACGCAGCCCAGTGAACTTACCTTCGTGACCCTGGCGGATCTCTTCGATGAGATTCTGGAGAACAACTTTCTCCCCGTTGGTGACGAGGTGATTGTTCAGACGGATGACCCCAGGAGGACCATCACCCGCTACCAGCTCTACCAATACCACTGGGGCGAAGCTGCTTCCATCCCTGGTGTTCCTGAGACCAGGTTCTTCCCTCGGAGTTCTCTCCTGACTTCGGAAGGCTTGATGGGATCGGTGATTCGTTCTTCTAATCTGAACTTCTTCATTCGGCCTCCCATGGGGCCGGAGTCTGGAATGACGTTCCCACTCTCTCACTTTGTAGGAGGTCTCTTCGATAGGGACTTGATTATCGATGGGTGATATACGATTTCCATATACTTCGGCCCTGAACCTGTGGGGCCAGCTGATCACCTTCCTGGTCAGCGAGGGGTGGACCGTTCGCATGAGGAGGCTCACCACCGATCCTCTCCTTCCGGGCATCTGTATTCTCGAAGGCGGAAAGGAGTCGAAGTGGACAGCTCCTCCGGTCATCGGTATCCACTACCTTCCCACAGCTCCCAACGGGACGATTGCCTTCCAAGCGTTCAAGCAGAGGGCTTACCTTCCCACAGGTCTCTCGGACTTCTTCGATGATGGGAATCTCAGCTTCCGCTGGATCCTTCATCTCGAAGGGACCAACGTGGAGGATCCGGAGGAGACCGCTGCCCAGACCCTCCAGCTAAAGCCTGGGATCGGTTCCTGGGCCGTGGGAGTGGACACCTATACCTACGTCTACCAGGGTGTACCGGGAGAGCCCTATGCCTTCGAGGCCAGGATCGTTGCCTATGATGGCTTTGTCAATGATGGGGCTGTTGGAGTAGCCATAAGGAACAACGTCAATGACCACTTCGTCCGCTTTTACGCCGAGCGCTCAGGCGGCGTCTACAGCCTCGTGGCGGACTACTCTGACGGAGTCGGCGTCTTCGTCATCAAGTCGGCTCTCATTGTGCTCAGTCCCCCGACTGACCTCTACATCGAGCAACTCGGCGGCCTCCTGCTCTTCTACTATCGCCAGAACAATGGAGCCTGGCAGCTGTTCGACTTCATCTCCTTAGATGAGAGGGTCTACTTCGATGGAGACGAGGAAGCCGGGATGTTTGCCTACTCCACGGTGGATACCTGGGAGCCTCAGTTCGGGTACTTCACCTGGCAGCGGTATTTCTATGGAGCTGGAAATCCGCTCTACTTCGCCAACATCTTCGAGATCGATCCCGCTGCGCCGGGTCAGTGTGTGGTCGCTTCCGACCAGTCGAAGTTCACTCTCTTGACCGATCCTGTCGCTGGGACAGAGGAGATTGTCCATGCCGGGGCCTTCCAGGATCACACCGATTCGAGGTTCTTCGACTCCAAGGTCTGTCTCATCAAGCCCCTCGAGAACAAGCTGGGCCTCTACGTCAGCGATATGGACGTTCCCAAGGCCAGGGAGGGTCTCAATCCCGAGCAGGCTACTGCTGCCCTGGGTCGTCCTTACGTGCGCACCACAGCTCTCTCCTGGGCCTTAGAGGATCAGCCTCAGACCAGGGATGGGAGCTTTATCCTTCATCCCCTCTTTGTGGGTGTCCAGTTCAGCGACAAGCAGTCTGCGGGTGAGACGGAGAACCTCTACATCACTGGCTCCGGAATCGGGGCTCCATCGGATTATGATTTGCTGGAATTCCAGTCCGAGCACTACCTCTACTTCGGAGGTGTGGTCTTTGGACCAGTCACTCCCATCGGTGGGGAGACCATCTACGATGCCATGCTGGTTACCTGGGTGGATCCCGGGCTCCGCTGGACCATCAACCAGCTCCTCCCCGCCACCTTCTCTGTCTACGAGGGAGCCGAGCAGCCACAGATTGTGGTGGAGTGGGGTGAGCCTCCAGCTGGTTGGGACGCCATCGATTCTCTCCGGGTGGTGAGGAAGCAGCAAGAGTATCCTCGGGATGTGGATGACGGCTTGACCGTCTACACTGGAGATGGTCTCGACGGAGGGATCTCCGATCGAGTTTTGCTGCCAGATCTCTTCTACTACTACAAGCTCTTCATCTTGAGAGATGGCTATGGCTGGGTCAGCGATGACAGCGTCCAGGGTAATGCCCTCTCCTGGCAGTCAGGTTGGGGCGAGTCGAAGATCTACAATAACCTTCCTTCGGTTTTCCGGGTCTATGATGCAATCCAGAAGTTCATCATGGAGCTGTCTCAGCGAAGTCCCGAGATTCTGAACTTTCAAGAGAATGAGCTGGCCAAGGGTTTTCTCAATCGAATGATCAAGAATTACGGCCTCGAGGTTGATCGCATCAGAGCGTTCCTCAAGGCCTTCGAGCTGTCCTGGAACCCTCTCGAGGGAAAGCTGGATTGGCTCACCCACATGGGAGGGAGGTACTTCTTTGCCCCCTTCCAGGGAGACCCGGGCATCCGGCAGCGCTTCGACTTTCTGGCGTGGCCTCACTGGCTACGCAAGAAGGGTACAGAGCTGCTCTATACCTCCATAATCGAGCAATCCCTTGGAGTAACCCCCAACATCTTGATTGGGTCGGAGAGGACGCTCTGGGCCTCGGTCTACCCCCAGTCACACACTTTCAATTTCGGGCCGACTTTCAACCCCGGCGTCGATCAAGGTAACTTCGACAAGATTGGCCACGAGGACGACCCGAACGTCTACACCCACGGGTATCGGACAGCGTATAATATCAAGGGGATTTTCGTTTACGTGACAGGAACTTTCACACCGGATCAGCTGGTGGAGGTGAAGGCGAAGCTCCGCCAGTTCACTCCCATCTCCTCGGTGATCCTGTTTCACGTCAACAACAACCTGGTCTTCACGCTCAAGGTAGAGGAAGAAGATGGGACAGTTTACTGGTAATTACTCACGGAGCATGTTCAATGAGCACAAGAGGAATATAATCCTCTTGCTGCAGAAGTCCACCGATGCCAAGCCGATCCCCGTCGTAGATGCTGACACTAACGACGGCCAGTACATGAAGGTCGCCTTCATACGGCGAGCCCTTCAGGTCGCCTTCGGGAACGGGTCTCCTGACGCGATCGGCTTCAGGATCTCTCGAGCTAGCTCCACCATCAACAACTTCCAGGTGGATGGCGGGGAGGATACCATTGAGAGTTCCGGGCGCTACTACGTGGGAGGTTACCCCTGTCTTAACGAAGACGATGTGGACTATACCTCCGGCGATGTGGGGACCCCGTCGGCACCTGGGGATGCTAGCCGGATCCACCATGTCAGCACAGCGGTTACCGTCGATACCCTCCAGGATACAGCGGGGTGCTTTGGTCCTGGTGAGCTGGTGGATCGTTTCTTGGTCCCCAATATCGATCCTGCGGCAGGGGCTTTGCCTTACCAGATCGTGGCCAACACCGCTGACACTATCACGGTCAACCTTGGCGGCAACCCCAACATGGATACCGTTGCTTCGGCTGGGGATTACTACAGGATCAACCTGCTGACCCCAACCGGTGGTGACAGGAGAGATTTCGTCTGGCTTGACGCTTACATCGACGAGATCGATGTGGTCGATGACCCAACCTTGAACCACAACATTGGCTCTCCCCCTAGTGGCGCCATCGAGGCTTGCCGAAGGGGAAGGCTGATCCAGAGGGTCTTCGTCAATGAGAGAGGGGATGGGCTCGATATCAAGCTCCAGGCTCTCACCGCGGATGCGGATGCAGGGGCCACGGTTCTTAACGTGACCTCTGGTACTCCCTTCGCCAGCGACAAGGTTCTCCTGCTGGGGTGTGGTCGGAACGAGGAGAGGGTCTACGTCCAGTCGGTGGGCGTGAACACCATCACCCTCGCCGAACCACTCGAGTGGGATCACTTCTTTGGTGACTGGATTCACCAGGTCTCCGTGCTCGACTCCGACCTCAACCGGCACTACTTCAGCCTCCTGGCTGTCGTTGATCGCCTTGACACCAACGTCAACATCACCTCGGCCATGATCACGGACTACCGGGAGCAGCACTGGGGCTCTTCGGCTGAGGTCCGGGATCTGAGGAGGGTGATAGGGGGGTCGGCAGCTGATGCGTTCACTGCCATGCAGCATGTGGTCACCCTGGGAACAGGAGTTGGCTCCTCCATAGGTGACTTTAACGTGGTGGACTTTCCCACTGCGGAGGCCTGCTTCAACGCTGCCATCGATTCCCTCACCAGCGGAGGGGTGGTTTGGATCAAGCCTGGAACTTACACGCTGTCCAGCGGGCCTATCTTGCTAGATGACGACAACGTCCAACTCGTCGCCCAGTCCAGGATGGTTAGGATCGATGGGGCTGCTGGGAATGAGACCATTCTGGTCACAGCCGACCGCAGTGGGATCATCAACGGCAGAATCGTTCCATCGGTAGGACAGCCAGGTATCCTCATCGAGGACATCTCCGATCTGACAATCGAGAATATCCGTGGTGATGGTACCAACGCTCCTGCGGCTCACATCAAGGTGAACAACATCTACACCCCCAACAAGGTGAAGATCAAGGGCTGCAACTTTGACAACGGTACCAATGGTTCCGCTTACTACATCGAGTTGGAGCGGACCACCGAGTTCGCTATCGATCACTGTACCTTCAGTAATGCCGGAGGTAGCTCTTCCATCAGCATCTCCAACGGATCTACTGTAGGCAGAGTCCGGGGTTGCGTCGTAGACAGTGGTGATTATGGTATTCACCTGAACAACGCTGCTGGGGCAGCCTGCTCCAAGATCCGAGTGCTGGACTGTGTCTTCACTGGTTTGAGCAGCCCGAGCATCTACGTGGATTCGGCTCCAGGGGCCACGGAGCTGGTCTTCCGGGGTCTCATCATCAGGACTAGCACTGGCATCTTCATCAGCGAGGGGAATGGCATCGATATCTCCGCGATTTCGGTGATCAACCCCGTGAACTTCGGCTTGAAGTGTCAGGGTTCAGCTAGCCCGATCAATGTGCGGGGGCTGTGGATCGAGAACACTGGTGGAGTGGATGCTATTCAGTTCCTGGGCAATGTGGTTGTCCAGGGAAGTGATATCAACGTCAGCACCTTCACCGGTGTCTCTGCTATCGATATCTCTGGAAATGTCATCGCCTCACTGAACAACGTTCGTTTGTCAACCGGACAGCGTGGGATTGTGGTCTCCTCGGCGGAGCCCTGTCACTTCGCTGACATTACCTGCTGGAACGTCTCGAAGCAGAGCATCAGACTGAGCACTGATGGTCACACGGTGGAGGGCTTCATTTCCCGCGACGCAGGAAATCCGGCAGACGCCAGCCTTGCCATCGTTGAGTCAACAGGGAATGGCAATTCCCTCTCTGGTGTCAGAGTGGAGGGTTTCGAGGGAGCCACCAATGCCGTGGCAATTCAGCTCTCTGGTATCGATTGCTCTGTCAACGACTTCTTCATCTCCAACGGATCGGGGACTACTCCCCACGGTATCCTGACTTACACTGGGACCGGAGCCAGCATCTCCAATGGCTACATAGAGGATTTGGATGGGCGAGGTATCGGAATCGGAGCTGGTGGGAACGCCAGAATTTCTGATGTTCGTATGGCCAGTGTTGGCCAAGCCGTTGGATTCGAAGCTGTAGCCTGTGATGGCTGGACCGACATCTCCAACATCGATGCTACTGGAGGTGTAGCAGCCGCTATTCGTCTCAATGCTGGCGGCAACATTTCCGACTCGAGCTTTACCCTCCCCAACACTTCCAACCCTGTGGTGGAGATTACTGGTGCTGCGGCTCGACTCGAGAACGTGAAGGCCAGCGGCGGCGTCACCTCCTTCAAGGTGGAAGACCAGAGCGATGTCCACTTCTACAACTGCAAGGCCGCCAACTTCGTGAGCTACGGCTTTGTATACACAGGGGCAACCGGCATCAGGTTCAACTCCGTGGTTCGAAACTGCGAGATCCAGGGACCTGGAGCTGGAGGTCTGGCTGGCATCTTTCTCGACAACAGCTACCGGAAGAACTCCATCGTGGGTTGCTACATCGATGGCAACGCCTCCATGCAGCATGGCGTGGATGCTCTGGACTTAGAGACTCAAGTTTCTAGCTGTAAAGTCATCAATACCACCCAGCGTGGTGTCAGGGTCAGGAAGGATGACTCCACCGTATCTGACTGCGATATCCTGGTGACTGCTTCTGGAATGGGCATTGAGGTGGGGTCGGGTTCTGGCGTAGAGCGGAACTTCATCGTGGACTCCTGCTGGGTCAACGGTGGCCTCGAGGGAGTCTGGGTTCGAGGTGAGGCCACTATCGTTACTGGTTGCCGAATCAAGGGCTTCACGAACTTCGGCATCAACATCAACATTACCAGTCCCAACAATGAGAATGTGGTAGTGGGCGACTGCTTCATCTCTTCTTCGGCCAGCGGAGTGGGTATCTTCTCCAACGCGGCTAAGACCAACATCAGCAACGTCCACATCCAGACACCGGCTCTCGGTGGTATCCAGATCCAGGGGAACTCTTCCACGGTGGAGGCCTGTACCATCGAGGCGTCCGGTGCCGAAGGTATCGAGGTCGATGGTGCCTCCTACGTCAATGTCTCCAACTGCCTCATCAAGGACTGCGTCGATGTTGGGATTCGGGGAACCAACACCGAGCACATTGTTATAGAGGGTAACAGGATCATCATCACTGCAGCTGTTCCAAACCCCCAGTTTGGGATTGGCCTTGTGGGCGGGAATTCCCCCATCATCGCCAAGAACCAGATCAATGGTCTGAACCAGACCACGGCGGCCAACGGCATCAATGTCTCGAACTGCACCAGGGTTATCGCGGAGCAGAACAGAATTTCTATCTGCAACTACGGCATTCACATCGATAACGGGGACTATTCCAAGATCTCCGAGAACAACATCGATAGTGATATCGCTGGAGCGATTCGACTCGTCAACTCTGACGTGAGCATCATCAGCAAGAACCACTCAACGCAGTCGGGTGGCGACGGTATTGACGTTGACGCTTGTGGGTTCCCCACTGTCGAGGGGAACGTCGTCGTTCGGGCTACTCTTTTGGGGCTTCGTTACCGTAACGCCGTAGGTGATGGCTTCATCATCATGAGCAACAACCAGTTCCACGACAACAGTGGCAACACCATCGTCCAGGTCAACCTGGATGGGTTCCATGGCACTATCACGGGGAACATACTTACCTACAGTGGTGGCACCAAGGGGCAGATTACCTTCACGGTTAGCAAGACTGGGTTCTATCCTCTCGACAAGACTACGGCAATCGAGGATATCGACAACCATAACTTCTCGGTCTAGATCTCTTCCTTGGGGGCCCAGGCAGGCATAGTCCACTTCATCAGCCAGCAGATATCCCTCAACATGGGCTCCACATAGTGGCTCCCCTTGAACCTGACCAGGCCTTCCTCGGTGATGGTGCAGAAGCCCTTCCACCAGGTCTTCTTGGGGGCGTTGGTTGTTTTGGTGACTGCTCCATCGGTGCTGAACATGTAGTTTGCTCTGACCGTTCCGTCGTCAAACCAGGCCTTGAAACAGATATGATCTGGGGTCTCCTCTGGACACCATATGCGGATGTGGACGAAGTCTATCTCGCATCGGAGGTACTTCTTGTTCTCGATCAGGTTGTGGTGCCGAATCCAGGTGGCAGCTTCGGAGATCAGCTCGTCGGTGGCGGTGATATGCTGCATCTGCTTGCTCACCGCCTCCATGGAGTTCACGGCGTGGGCTTTCAGGGCCCAGTTGTCTTCCGGTCCATCGCGGTAGATGATTTCGCTGATCTTCCACCTCCCCTGGGCCAAGCTCCTGCCAACCACCCGATCACCTACCTCGAAGGGGCACTCGGTGTTGGCGATGGCCTTCTCGAGAAGATGGACTTCTACCAAGGCGTTCTCCCTTTGCTGGTGGAGCTTCTTCAACTCCTCTGCGTTACCCATCCTTCTTCCTTCCTTTCAGCCTGTGCATCGGGTTGGCCGACTTGATCTCGAAGCCGCCCTTCACCTTGGTGTAGATGAAGGGATCCTGAGCGAGCTTGATGATGTTCTGGTCGAGGATGTTGGATCGGCCCGTGGCAAAGGCATTGAGGTCGAAGGGGATGAAGAGCGTCTGCTCCGGGCTGTTCCGCATGTGGTAGGCCAGGGCAACGGCCATCATGAACACTTCCACCGGCTGCTCATAGACTGCAGTGGCTTTGGGATCCTTCTTGGGCCCGGGATCGGCCCTGACATCGGGCCCGAGATTAAGTTGCACTTCCTTTTTCTTCTTCTCGTTCATCGTCGCTCCAATTCTGAGCCAGGATATCAGGGGTGTCCTTGCGGACTCCACAGGATACCGACTGGACGGTTGAGGTGGTATGGATGGTGTGCCTCCCGAACAACTCCCGGGCCGCTGGGACATCGGCGTTGGAGAGGAGGGCCTTGATCCCCCTTTCTCCCAGCCTGGTGAAGATCTTGGCAAGCTTCTCCTGCTCCTCTAGGGGGAAGTCTCCCTTGGTGTAAGAGGAGAAGCTATCTTCCTTCCTGGGCAGGTAGGGAGGATCGAAGTAGGCGAAGTCTCCGGGAGCAGGCTTGATGCCAGTGAAGGGGCCCGAGTTCAGCTCCACGTTCTCGAGAGCCTTGGCCACGGCATGGATGTTCTCCGGATCGCACCAGCTGGGGTTGGTGTACTTGCCGAAGGGGACGTTGAATTCGCCCTTCTTGTTGACCCTCCACAGCCCATTGTAGCAGGTCTTGTTGAGGAAGATCGTCCTGGCCGCCCACCTGATGACCCCATGTTCTTCCCTCTTCCAGCCTCGCACCTCGTAGTAGGTGTCCTTGTCATATTTGAAGAGATCACTGTTCAGAAGTTCAATGAGTTCTTCTGGCCAGTTCTTCACCGCATACCAGCACTGGACGAGGTCCGGGTTGGTGTCCGAGAGGACCGCTCTCTTGAAGCGTCCATGGAGGGCGAAGAAGACGGCTCCGCTGCCCAGGAAGGGCTCCCAGTAGGTGTCGAAAGACTTGGGGGCCTTGGAGGCGATCCACTCGGCGGAGCGTCGCTTTCCGCCCACCCACTTTAAAAAAGGGTACATCTTATGCTAAACCTTTTTCTTTTGCCCGCACCAAGATTTGATCTGCTATTTTCTTTTTACGAGGGAGATACCTCTGCGCGGAGGAATAGATAATGCGATGAATCGTTGCGAGCTTCTTGAAGCCTGAAATTCTCAATGATCCTATTCTTGGATCTACGCGCTTTTCTAGAGATCTCGCTGGTGTCAGGGACAGTTGTGTAAGCGAGGCTAATTCTGATCGGAGTCTTTCTAAGAAGGGCTTAGCCATGTGGCCCTCCATAGCGGATTGTGGCTATGGCGCAGGGGAAGACCAGGAGGTGCAGGAGGCCGCCCCTTCCCCGGATCCACTTCTCGCCATCGGCCTCGTAGATGGCGCTCACCGCCTCGTCAGCCGGGGCGCTGATGTCGATCTTGATGCCCGCTCCCGACTTGAGGGCGATAGTCATCCTGGTGTACTCCTTGGTCTCGCCCCAGTTGGCGGCAGCGGAGGTCCAGTCTGCATGGCCGGTCTCAGGATCCACGTTGTGGTCTTTGTACTGTTGCTGAATCTCGAGATCAACAGCAACGATGGCCTCCCACAGGTCCGTGAAGATAAACACGTCCTCCGATACTCGGGTAGGATCGATGTTGGGGACGATGACGATCCTCTCTGGAGAGAACAGAATCTTACCGGGATGAGTGGTGCTCTCCACTGAGGTAGCCCTGTTCTCCCCCATGATTTGATATGCGTACTTCTTCTTCTTGCTCATGATTCCTCACATCGCAACGAATAGCTGCTCCACCGTTACCCCGCCTTTCAGGCAGATGATGCAGGCGAAGCCGATGATGAAGATGCCCAAGATGACCCAGTACCAGTGGGGCAGGTTCCGTGGGTGAAGTCTGGGTAGCTCTTCATAGTTGGGGTTTGGCTCCTTGCAAAGGATGCTCAGGATTGCGCGGCCCAGAAGAAATGCTCCAAGGATCCCTATGATGTTTCCTGGTACGACTAGGCTAAGATCCCATCCGCTCATCAGTATGTGTCCTCCTTCATATCGTTGACGATCTCGTCCAGCTTCTTCTCGAAGATGGAGAGGACATCGTCCAGCTCGGCCAGGGATAGCTCTACGGCCAGGCGCTGACCCTTCCGCATCTCCTCGATGGAGTTCTCCACAGGGATCTCCACGGAGGTGGTGACCCTGATGGACTGGTAGCTCCTCGACAGGGTGGCCGTGAGGCCTCCCGTGCTCCTGGCTACCTCGCCCTTGATGACCCTGGGCTTGGAGTAGTGCCGGTGAAAGTCGGCCATGCCATTGGCCACGCTGGACTCTACCTGTGTATCCACGGTGATGTTCTCTTTCTTGCCCATGTGATTCCTCCTCTATACCCAGCGCTTGGGCGGCTTGGGTACGTCTTTCGAGGAACAAGGCCTACCACAGGACTCCAGGTAATCCTGGATGGACTGGTGGTAGCTCGTTCCTGAAATGATTCGTTTCATCGGTTCTCCACACTCCGGGCACTCCACGGTTTCGTCTCGGTTTTTTACGAGAATGTCCTCGGCGATGCCGTGCTCGGCGCACTCGAAGTCAAACAGTATCATCTATCACCTCCCAGTTCTCGAGTGCCCAGAAGCCGATGCAGATGGCCGCGGCCTCATCTTCGGAGCGGATCTTCTTGCCAAGCCTGTCCGAGGCCATCCACATGGAATGCTCCTTTATTTGGGGACTCGTAGCGTTGCCTATTCCCAGGATATATTTCCACTGGGAAGCAGCGACCTCCAGCACAGGGATGCGCTGTCCCCTCTCTTTCGCAAGGGCGTGGACCGCGTAGATCCAGCCCATCTTCTCACGGACCAAGGTTTCGAAGGCCTTGAAGTTGTACTTCATGAAGAGCTTCTCGATAATCACCGTCCTTGGCTGAAGCTCCCGCAGGATCTTCGAAGCTTTACAGAACAGGTCGTACTCATCGACCATGGTGAACCATCCTGAGGTATCGGGGATCCTGGAGCAGAACCTGGCATAGCCCGTGTCCTGTCCTGGATCGATGGTTACTACGGGAAACCTTATCCTATGTACAGTCTTCTTAGTCCTGCCAGACTTTTTCTTTACCATATTTCCAGAACTCCCTTTATTTCTTCAGGCCGTTCTTATGCTACCAGGTGCTCACAGAAGAAGAGCGCATGGGCGCTACAGAACCTTGGCCGCATGAAGTAAATACATGGCCCTCCGAAGCGCTTGGGGTAGGAGCATCGGGAGGGCAAGTCGTAGTCTATGTGAACGCCATCGATCTCTCCATCGGGCAGAAGGATCAGAGCCTGACCTTTCCACCGGATGCTAGGGCCGAACTCGGTCATCACAGGACCAAGCTCCCCCTGGTCAGGGCCCGGGAGGTTTATCACAAGGGTCCTTTCGGTCATGTGATAGACCCAGCTCCACTGTAGAGCTTCTTCAAACGGCGAGAACATCAGAGGGCGAAGACCTCCTTGATTAGATCCCGGGTGCTGTCGATGATTCGTCTCAGCTTCGCTGCCAGCATGGAGTGACGGTCTTGGAGCACGATGACGATGACGTGCTTCTTCCCCTCCACCACCCGCTGGACCCTGCCCAGGAGCTGCCTGAACTCTCTGCCCGAGTAGGAGTATACTCCTGTGACGATGAGTGTGTCCAGGTCAACTCGGTTGAAGCCCCGGCCCAGCAGGTTGGTGGCGAAGATGATCTGCTTTGAGAAGTCCCTGTCCTTCTCCTTCACCTTGGAGTGGGCGAGGGAAGACTCCAGCTTCATCTCCTGGGCCAGCCTATGGTACCACTCGGCCTGATCGATCCTCTCGCAGAGGACGAAGACCTTCCTGTCCTTGGCCGTGGCCTTCCTGATGTACTCGAAGACCAGTTTCTGCTTGGCGGGGTGCATGGAAGCCGCGGTGATCTCCCTGGCGATGGGGGCAGAGGGGTTCAGGAAGATACCAGTTGCCTTCACCCACAGGTTTGGCTTCACCGAATCGGGCATCTGGGTGTTCTCGTAGATGGGGGGACCAATGTGGAGATCCCCAAGGATGTCCATCTTGTCCTCCCTGTGCTTCGTCGCTGTCAGGCCCACCCGCTCCGTGTTGAGGGCGGGGAAGGCCTTGGAGAGCTGTACGGCGTTGGCTACGTCGATCTCGTCGTAGACGGTGACCCCGAACTGCTCGTAGAACCCCTCCGGGAGGGGATGAAGTGCGATCTGCTGGTAAGTGGTCACCGACAGGTGTTCTGCTGCCTCCCAGTTCTTGGAGGTGATCTTCTTGGCTCCGCCCTTCCCGTTGAAGACGTTGTTGAAGTACTCCACCCACTGGCCCACCAAGGTCTTCGTGGGAACCAGGACCAGAGCCCGCTGTCCTCGCTTGGCGAGGTAGAGGAGGGTGAGGATGGACTTCCCGCTCCCGCAGGGGAGGATGATGGTACCCTCCTTCTTCTCCTCGAGGACCTTGAGGGGCATGATCTGGTGGGGCCGGGGAGTCCAGGTAGTCTTGGGCCACTTCACCGGGACGGACTGGTACTCGGGCTCTTTCTCGAAGCGAGAGTTTCCGAAGTTCCGGGGCACCAGGAATACGCCCTCTCCCCGCTCCCAGGCCTGAATCAGCTGGGGAGCGTTTCCCGTTGGGTAGCCCAGTCTCTCGAGCTTGGTATGCTGGGGGTTCTTCCAGGTGAGATGTTGACGGAGCTTCTCGTAGCTCTCCGTCGTCATCTCCGCGAATGGTATCTCTTTCCAGCCCGTAGTCTTCATCCCTCTCTCCTCAGACGCTGCTGATCATGTACCTATAGTTATACCCCACAGTATGTGCATAGTCAAGGGAGTTTTCGCCCAAACCGACGAAAAAGGTTCCCCACGATCACCCGGCGTCCGCAGATCTCGCAGTTCCCAGCAGCGAAAAGTTCAAGGAATCCAGGTCTACGGCTAGCGCACTCCCAGCAGAGAAGAATGGATCGCTTTCTGATCCAACAGGTGAAGCAGTCCTCTCCACACCACTTCTTCTCTACTGGACAGAAGATTTTCTCTAGCGACCAAAGGCCTCGAAGCATCGTTTTATCACCACAGGGTTACACTCACTGCAGAGGAGCTGGCAGCGCTGCTTCTCCATCCAGTTCTGGACCTCGGGCTGGTGGGAGTTGAAGCGGAACTTCTTCTCCAGGATCTTCACCATCTCGTCCACTCCTTCCACCTGACTCTGGATGGGGGGAGGAGGATGCTCGGCGGGGACCACATTCTCGAACTTCTCGGCCTGAGGGCCCACGCTGGCCGGTGTCTTCTTCAGCTCCTCGTGGTGGACCAAGATTCCCTCCCGGAGGAGCTTCAGGGAGATTCCCTTGGTCTTGATCTGGATCTGATGGACCTTGACGTACTCCAAGATCTCATCCCGTTTCATGCCCTTCAGCTTCCCCTCGAGGCTGTCGGAGTCCACCTTCTCGACCTTCTTCTTGTTAGCCTTCTTCTTCTTTTCCTCCTTCTCCGGCTCCGGTGGAGGATCGGGTTCAGGCTTCGGCTTGGCAGTCCCACTGGTGAGCGGCCAGGGCTTAGGTCCTTTGGAGACAGCAGTTCTCAGGGGGGTCAGCGCGGAGAGGGGGGCATCGAGGTTGGGCGCATCAGCCTTCTGTACCGCCTCAGCTGGCTCCTCTTGGACTTTCTCCTCCTTGGTGGGCTCCTCGGTCGTCTTGGGCTCCTCAGGGGGCTCAGGAGGCGCCTCGGAGGGGAGGAAGGTGTTCTCCATGACTCCCCACAGCGTTCCGGGAGAGATGGGTCCCCTGAAGGTGGCGAGGGTTTTCAATACCAGCTTCTGGAGCCGAGGATCCAGGGAGGCGAAGACATCGGTCCACCTGTCTTCCGTGATCTCCGGCTCGGACTCCTCCTGCCAGTCGTCTAGCTCCTGGAAGATGGCGTCGGCGGCTCCTCGGAGGGTCACTCCGAGGAGGTAGAACTGGTTCTCGGTATCGGTTCGTACTCTCGTTTTCGACTTATTGAATTGACTGAAATCCATGGCTACTCCTTCACCCTGATGGTAATCTCCCGGCTGAGGACCTCCTTCCCGGCCATGAAGCCATCGCAGAGGCCGGAGTAGAGATCGATCTCCGCCTCAAGGATGGCCAGCTGCTCGACCAGATCGGCGTTCTCTGACTTCACGATGCGCTCCACATGGGCGAAACTCTTCCCCTCCTGAACCTGCCGCATGCGAACCTCGTTCTTGAAGCCTACCTTGGTGGTCTTCAGCTCGGCTCGCTTCTTTGCCAGGGCCTGGCAGGTCCACCGGAACATTTCGGTGAATTGGAAGAGTAGGCTTCTGATTTTGGCCATGGGGAGGATCGTGGGATCGGGGGGCAGCTGGAGCTGCTTGTTCTTGGGCTCCAGCACCCAGGGGAGACCCTTGGTCTGCTCCTTGAGATCATCAAAAGCGCTCATTGTGTGACTCCTTCTAAGTTTCTATAGCACCGCAACACCAGACGAAGGGGCAGATCTTGCAGTGGTAGTCCTTCTTGCTGGCAGGGGGGATCTGCCTCATCTTGGCCGCTACCCTGATGGACTCGAGGACGCTGGCGGCCTTGTCCTTGGCAGCGGGTAGCCAGCCTTCGTAGCCCATGGAAACCGGGCTCTCGAATTCCTTGGCCTGGCCGCTGTCCTGGTTGATGTAGAGGATGGAGGCGGAGGAGTAGCCCAGAGCATGGGCGTAACCCCCCACCTGGAGCTTAGCGCTAGGGAAGGGCTGCTTCAGATCCTTGAACAGATCGTGCCGGGTGGACTTGATCTCCAGGAGGAAAGGTCCATCACAGTGGGAGTGGAGGATCCCATCGAGGTATCCGAACACTCCCTTCCGGCTGATGTGGATTTCAGTGCTGAACTCGCTACCCAGCTTCTCGGCGTAGACCTCGATGAGGGCTTGGGTCATGGCGTGGGTGTTGTGACCCATCTGAAAGCGCAGCCACTGTTTCATCTGGATGGGTTGCTTCTTTCGCTCCATCTTGATGAACTCGAAGTAGACTCTCCGCCGACAGCCTCCCAGGGTGGAGGGTGCCACTGTCTCCTCGGGACGACGGACGATCTCCTTCATGCGGCTATCGTCTGGCTGGACGATCTCGCCCATCCGCTGCTTGACGCGATCCTCGAAGGCCCGGTTCAGGCCAGCTTCCTTGGAGGCTTCATAGTACCACTCCTTGAACATGTCACACCTCGAAAATCTGTCTGAAGACTCTGACGGGAACGGTGGCCACCTTCCGCACTCCAATGGTGTGATAGAAGACCCAGTCGCCTCCATAGGGTACGTTACCCCGAGTCACAGTGAGGCGCTTGCCTCTCTGTGCCTGGGGCTCGGGGAGGATAAGCCCATCAGGTCTGTTGAGGCGGTAGGTCAGCTGGGCCATGGTGACGGTGATGATGTCGGGGAGGTTGGGATCCTCGGACTCGGTGGCAGCCACGACCAGCCAGTCCAGGGCCCTGTGCTTTCCCTCTGCTCTGATCTTCTCGATGATGGGGGCGGTGACGAGGACCTGCTTCTTTCCGGTCTTCACCTCGATGGCGAAGGTGTCCGTGTGGCCGTCCCCAGGGTTCCACCAGTGCTTCCCAGAATCCTGATGATGCTTTCCTCCCAGCATCTCCACCACCTTCTTCTCCAACTCCTGCCACTTCTTCATCAGAAAAACTCCCTTACCTTGGCCTCTATATCGTAAAGAATGGCTGGATCATCTTCGAGGAGCCGGAGGAACTGGGCCTTCCCGTGGTACTTCTGGTTGTCGTAAATGATCCAGGATCCGGCCTGTTCGACCACACCATGGAGGGAGGCCAAGGCAAGGACTTCTAGTCCGCGATCTATCTCCCCAGCTCGCTTGCCCTCCCAGTCCTCGGTGTAGAGGAGGTAGTCTCCATAACGACCTTCCGGGGCGATCTGGCAGGAGGTGGTCTTGATGGAGATCTCCCTGCCATAGGTCTTCTGGGTGGGGAACTTTCCGGCGCTGACGGCCTTGCTCTTGAAGAGGACATCAGCTCGCTGGAGGTACTTCAGAGCCCAGCCTCCCAGGGCGTCCGGGGGCAACGACATGGTGGCGATGCGGTCCCTGAGCTGGTTGATGATGACGATGGCGCAGGAGTTGCTCCCTCCGGTATCCTCCTTCGTCACCGCTCCGGTAGCAGGATCGAACTTCAGGCCATAGCCGGAGTAGATCCGCTCCACGAGGCGGGTGTTCATCCCTGCCTTCCTCAACCTCATTTCCCCATCGGTCATCTCCTTCTTGAGCAGCTCCTGAGGGGTGAGGGAGGAAATGGAGTCGATGACCAGGAGATCCAGGCCACCGGAGCGGAATAGCCTCAAAGCTATCTCCAGCAGCTCCTCGGCCCGAGATCCCTCAATGAAGAGGAATTGCTCCGGGTCGATGGTATCTCCCCCCAGTTGGGCCATGATATCGTCAGCCCGGTCCTTCTCATCTGGACCTGGGGGAAGGGCGAGGCCCAGCTTCCTGGCCCAGGGGCGGGAAAAATCCTCCCCTTTGAGCCACGCAGCGGTTCCTCCCTGAGCGAGGATGTTGGCCACGGTGGTGATGCAGGCAGAGGTCTTCCCCGAATTGTCGTAGCCCTTGAACTGGACCGCTCTCCCCTGGAGAAGCCCTCCGCCCAGCAGATAGTCCAGGGTCAGGGATCCGGTGCTCCACCTCTCCTCGAGGCTCCGGGCCTTGTCGGCGGTGGTTATCACGCCGGAGCCAAACTCCTTCTGGAGGGGCTTGAGGATGGAGCCCAAGATCTTTCGCTTGTCGAGCTTGGTGGCGGGATCCACTACCTGCTCTTCCTTCTTTTTTTCTTTCTTGGGCATAATGCCCTCCTTCTAGTTTTCTTGGCGGACCTCGAATCTCCGCCACCCGGCTTTCCTCGTTTCCAAGATGGTTCTGTACCTGGTGCCATCAGGAGCCACCCAGAGCCGCTTGGCGCCGCAGAGCCTGCATTTTCTCTTTCCCGCCCAGGTGTGCTTCGGCTTGGGATCCTCTGGGCACTGTTCCCCCAGCTTCAAGTAGGTGGCGCAGACGTAGCGGGTCTGGTCGTCCTCCTTGTAGGTGGCCAGTCTTCCACAAGGCATACACATCCCCATACCGCAGGGCCAGATCGAGGCCTTCTTGCTGTAGTAGGCTTTCTCGGCGGTGAGGGGTCTAGTCATCCTTCGCCTCCTTCCAGGACTTGCCCACGGCAGGCTCGGCCTCGAGGGGAATGGAGAGGTCCCGCTTGAAGGGGTGCTCCATGAGGTGCTGGATGATGGGGACGGCCTTCTCGGCGTTCTCCTCGGGGATCTCGAAGATGATCTCATCATGGATCTGGAGGAGCATCTTCGCCCCCAGCTCCTTTAGCTTCTTGTCCCGATCGATCTTGATCATGGCCGCCGTCAGGATGTCAGCAGCAGAACCCTGGACGCGGGCGTTGAAAGCTTGACGCTGTGCTCTCCCCTTCTTGGCGGGATCCCAGCTCATGATGTCGGGGAGGCGTCTCTTCCGCCCTCCAATGGTCTCCACGAAGCCGTTCATACGGCAGAACTCGTGGACCTGCTTCAGGTAGAGGGACATGACGGGGAAGCGCCGGAAGTACTCATCCATGAGCTGCCTGGCCTCCTTGACGGAGATACCGAGCTGATCGGCCAGGGACTGGGGACCCATCCCGTAGAGGATGCCGAAGTTGAGGGTCTTGCCCTTATTTCTCAGATCGGAGTGAAGCTCCTTCACCTCCGCCACGGAGCAGTCCAGGTGGAACATCTCCTTGGTCACGCCGGAGTGGACATCGTGACCACCCTTGATGATCTCCATAAGGATGGGATCCTGGGAAATCTCGGCCACGATGCGATACTCCAGCTGGCCGAAGTCGGCTCCCACGATGGAGTCCTGCTCCTCGCAGATGAAGGCCTTCCTGATGCCCCACTCGCTCTCTCTGGCAGGAACGTTTTGGAGGTTCGGATTGGAGCTAGAGAGTCTCCCGGTGACGGCTCCATAGATACGGAAGGTGGTGTGGATCCGCCCCCACGGTTTGATCATCTCCTTGTAGTTCTCGCAGTAGCTGCGGAGCTTCACCAGCTCACCACGCTCGACCATCAGCTTCGCCACGGGATGATCCATCTTCTTGAGGGCCTTGGCGGCCACTGAGGGAATCTCCTCCAGGTAGACATCGCCGTGTTCGGGGCAGGTGTAGTCGTAGCGCTTGGTAGCCTTCTTTCCGCACTTCTTGCACTTCTTGGTGTCGGTGGCGAGGGTGGCCTTGAGCTTGAGTTGACCGAAGAGGACCTGAGCCTTCTGGTCGGGGGAGTCGAGGTTGATGGCCTTGCCTACCAGCTCGAAGATGTCTCCTTCCATCTGAAGGATCTTCTCGCTCATCTTCCTGGCGGACTTGTCCAGGTAGGATTCGTCCATCTTGATGCCCCGGCGCTCCATCTTCCAGAGGACCACCTGGAAGGGAATGAGGTACTCGTAGAGGAAGTCCAGGAGGGACTTGTCCCCCTGCCAGCTCTCCTTGGCGAGAGCGTTCTGGAGGTACTCGGCCACACCGAAGGTGGCCAGGGCGTCCTCTGCTGCGTACTCGCAGAACTCCTCTTTGAAGGCGTGATAGAGGTAGGCCGTGTTGTTCTCGTAAACGATGAGATCCTTCAGTTCATAGTGCAGGTAGTCTATGGACATGGTCTTCAGGCCATGGCGCCCCTGGCGGTTCTCGTCCAGGAGGGCATCGGCCACTATCACGTCCATCATGAGGCCGCTCATTCCCATGCCCTCGTTCGCCAGCATGTGCATGTCGAACTTCGCGTTGGCGAGGAGCTTGGGCTTGTCGGACTCGATCCAACGCTTCAGGCCCTGGATGGCGGGAAGATCCACCACCACCGGGAGGGCCCAGGCGGGGTTGTAGAGCGAGACGAGCAGGACGTTCCCGGTTCCTACCGGAGACTCCTTGACCGGATTTATCCCTGCCGTCTCCGTGTCGATGGCGGTCGGGTAGGGCGAGGCCAAGAGGTCATCCGAGACTCTCTCAGCCCCTTCTCTCGTGTCGATCAGGGTGTACATGGGATCACCAGACGGGTTCGTTCTGATTCTGGGTCCTGGAAGCTTCCTGTCCAGCGGGCAGCTGCTTGGCCTCGCTCGCGCCGGGGAGTATGGCCTGCTCGTACTGTTCCTTGGTGATGCCCAGCCTGGAAAGCACCTCCTCGGGAGACTTCTTGATCGCCTCTGGGATGTTGAGGGGATCGAACTGGTGGGCCTTGTGGGGAGGCTCTACTCCATCCAGCCAGAAGGAGTAGGAGGTCCTGCCAGTCCTCTTGACCTTCCAGTAGCCGTCGCTCAGCTCGGCCTGTCGTGGGTCATCACAAGAGTTGCAGATAAAGGTGGTCTCTGGCTCCACGATGTTCTCGCAGGAGGAGCATTTGTGCTTCACGGCGGTGGGAGGCAGAACTCCCTCGTGACTCGTACCGCATTCGGGGCAGTTCCAGCCGTGGGGAGCGAGCTTGCCGCCGCATTTGCAGAACTGGCCGATGTTCTGGGCCTGCTCGAGGATGAGACCGGTCAGCTCGATGGAGGTCTCCCAGTAGACCTGGCCGATTAGCTCGGGCTGGGAACTCTTGCAGTGGGGGCAGATTCCCTGGTCGGCGAGGCAGGCCTCAACCCTGGTCTTCTGCGCCTCCCGGATCCAGTGGACCAGGCGGGTGTCCACAATGTTCCAGAAGAAGCGGGTGGAGGGCCTGACACCCATCAGGCAGCCGGGACAGCCGTTGACGAAGCGGTTGTCGCTTCCCACACAGGGGATGGAGAACAGGCTGGTTCCCTGTTCGATCCAGTGGACATAGCTCTCATAGGGCTCGTCCTTGCCGGGGTTGAAGCGGATCATCGCCTCTTCCCCGACTTTGAGGGAGAAGAAGTTCCGTCCCTTTCTCTTGTTGAGCTGCTCGAGCCGGGTGCCGATCTTGCGCAGATTGTACTTACCCATGTTCCACTCCTGAATAAAGTTGACTTTTGTTACTAAGGAGTCTGAATATTTCTAGATCTCCCGTTAGTTATCCACCAGAATAAAGGATCGATCCCCCCACGTCAACCTATATTCTGGGAAAAGGTACCGTGTTCTCCAGCAACTCCTGAAGCCGGGCTGAGGAGGTGATGTCGTCGGGATCTTTCTCGTGGGGAAGCCAGGAAGGGAACCGCACAGTTACCCTCCCCTGGAGCCTCTTCCAGATGTCCCTCCTTCCCTTGTTTCCTGCTGCGTCGTTGTCGAAGAGACAGGTGACGGGCTTGCCTATCTTCTTGATCCACTCCACCTGCCCCATGGAGAGGGTGACGCCCAGGGTGGCCACAGCAGGAACGCCTCCCACCTGCCAGATTCTGAGCACATCCGTTGTCCCTTCACAGAGAATGAGGTCTCCCTCCCAGCCGTAGATGAGCTGAACTCCGAAGAGAGCGCTGCCTCTCTCGTCCCCCTTGTAGTAGTACTTGCCCCGACCGGGGCTGTGGACGTAGGCGAGCAGCGTTCCGTCATAGTCGCGCATGGGAAAGATGGTTTCCCGGGTGTCGGCCTTCCAGCCGATCTCGAAACGCTGCTGGATGTCGGCGTCGAAGCCTCGCTCGAGGAGGTGAGGGCTGGGGGTTCTGGCGTAGAAGGCCACCACGCTCTCCGGGGGCCTGGGCTTGGGCCGTGGCTTCCCCTTTCTCGGGATGTAGGGGAGGGAGAAGCCCTCCGTGGGGTACCCCAACCTCTTCATCAAGTAGATGAAGGATCCGTTCCCGCAGCCAGCGAAGCATTTCCAGTAGCCAGTGGTGGCGTTCACCGAGAAGCTGGCGTCGGACTCAGAGTGGAAGGGGCAGTAGCAGCGGTAGCCGTACTCGTTCTCACCCTTGATGTCGATCCCCATCATCGTCAAGTAACTCTCGATAGGGGACCTTTTTCCAAATTGGGGTGAAGTGTTCATCGCACCTCGGTTCGAATTTGGCTCCCGGCTCGATGGATTCCACCGAGGAACCGGAGAGCTTCTGGGTGTTGTCGGCGAGCTTCCCACAGACAGCGCAGAAGGCCTTGATGTGAAGGATCTTCCTGGCCCTCGCCTTGAGGTGGGTGATGATGGGGGGCTCGATGTGGTTCACATCCCGCTCGAAGGAGCAGGTGATCACCGCGCAGCCATCATACATCAGCCCATCGATGACAGCGAGCAGCTCCCGGGGGTGAGTCCAAAGGGCGGCCTCGTCGATGGGGATGATCTTGAGGCCGCACCACTCGGGCTCGTTCTCGAGGGCATCCAGGATTTCCTTGGGACGTGAGAGAGTCAAGGCGTTGGGTACTGCGTCCCCATCATGGGTCTGGCACCCATGCCCCTCCACGGCCTGGCGCCTGGGGAAGAAGACAGGTCCACCGTTGGCGGCCCGGATGAGGTTGGTGGTCTTCTCGGAGAACATGGGTCCGAGGATGAGGATGAGATCCCCGGGGGAGACCTTTACGCTCATTCCCCCAATCTCTACTGGTCTAATCATGTTTTCACCAGAGGTTGGGCTGGGAGGAGGTTTCCATTTGGTCCGGGCCTCCCAGCTCGTCGAAGAAGGTTGCAGGTACAGCTTTCAGGATCATGTTGGTCTCGGGGCACTCTCTCATGCCCACGAGGGAGATGAGGAGCTGGTTTGACTCTATCTTCGTGCTGCGGAAGAGGGCATCGCACTGCTGCACGATGGAGATGCTTCCGCCCATGTCCTGTTCTGGGTTGGACTGGCTGGCAGCCTGGGAACGGATGAGGCCTCGGTTGGCCTGAGCGGTCACGATGGTGGGTACCTCCAGTCTCTTGCTCACACTCTTGAGGGCGATGACGGAGCCAGCCAGCTCATCCCACTTGATGGCGAGAGTGTTGGCCGCGTCGAAGAAGCCAGCCTTGGCTCCGGTGGAGGACAGCTCATCCTCGAACTGTTTGACCCCCTTTTCCCCCATGGCATCGATCTCGGGGTAGTAGATGGGCACCTCGTATTGCCGCTCTTCCACCTCGTCGATCGCATCTTGGAAGGCCTTCTCCTCCTCGCTGTTGAAGAGTCCGGCCTTTTGCTTGGAGTAGTCGAATTTTCCGTGGAGGGCGATGAAGCGCTCTCTGAGCACTTCCTTGGTCATCTCCCGCGAAGTGACTACGATGGGGACCTTGCAGTGCCACCACATGTGGTGCGCTGTCTTCAGCCACAGCCAAGTCTTCATGGCCTTGGGGTGGCCGTAGTAGAAGATTAGATCCGTGGTCTGGATGCCGGAGGTCATCTTATTCACAGTGGTCCAGGGGTAGGGGTAGCCGGTGAGACCGTGCTGCTTCTTGCGGAAGAGGTAGGTCTCCATCACCTCTTGGAGGTTATCGAGGAAGAGCGCCTTCCCCTCCGCCTCGAGGGCTCTCTTTCTCAGTCCTTCCAGGCCGTGGATGGCTTCCCCGATCATGTCCCTGGACTCGGTCTTCAAGCCTGTGACTTTCCCGAAGAGGATCTCCAGTTCGCTCTTGAGCACCACCTCTCGGAAGGTATCCATCAGGGTGGGGATCTCCTGGGTGAAGGAGATGGAGGACCATCCAGTAGCACCCCTCTCCCTCATGACGAGATCAGAGACGGAGCCCTCCTCTACCTCGTTCAGGATCAACCAGGCCTTCTTGTGAACGGGATCCTGGAACCAGGTCTCATCCAGCTTCCGCTCTCTAAAGGCTTTCCTGGCCTCGTCATCGAGGGCCAGGTACGAGAGCATCTCTCGTTCTATTGCTATCCGTTCCATTTGATCACCAGAGGCATGTCCAGGTCCACCTCCTTCTTCCAGTCGGAGAAGGCGAGGTCCCACTGAACGACGGTTAGGAGTCGTGCCCCTCGGCGATGCCGGATGAGGCCTTTCATAGACTTGATGTTGTTGGACTGGGTCGGGATCTTGATGCCGGTGATGAAGACTGCCCCCACATCAAGCGGCTGGTCGGAGCCCCACCTCTCCACATACTCGTCTTCCTTCTCGAAGGACTTGTAGGTCTTGAGGTCGAAGAGGTCCACCAAGTCGATCCAGACCTTGGGGTGGAAGTGCTTCAACAAGAGGTAGAGGGTCGTAAGGTGAAACCTCGGACCCAGGAAGAGGAGATCACAGGGCTTCTCAGCCCAGCGGGCCAGCCAGAGAGGGAAGTCCCCCCGGCCCCGCTTCACCCACTGGGGCATAGGCCACCTAGTAGGGAGGTCGGTCCTATCCAAGAGTAGTTCCATTAGCGTACCCTTATTAGTTGTTCCTAATCTTCAGGCAGTGTAACGCTCAACTGAGGTTGGATCAAGCTCTATTCTCGGTAAACTTATTATCCACCACAGGTGGAGAAGCCGCAGGAGATGCAGGACCAGCAACCCTGGCCCCTGCTCATGCGGGATCCACACTTGGGGCAGGGCTCATATTCTTCCAGCTCGATCTCAACACCGGACTGTTCCTCGAGAAGCCTCCCAACAGCATCCAGGCAGGAATGAATCTGGAGATCCTCGCCGAGGAAGAGAGGGTGAGGACACTTGATCCCTCTGAGCTGCTTGATGACATCCTCTATCGAGGCTCCGTGCTGGAAGGCGATGGAGCCCAGCCTGCCGATGGCCTCTTGGAAGGCCCGGTGGCAACCGCCGCCCTTGCCCATCCCGGCGAACAGCTCCCAGGGCTTGTTCCCCTTGAGGTTGTAGGTGGCGAAGACCTTCCCGCAGGCTGACTTTCCCCTGGCGGTGCTGCCGGGGATGGTCAGCTCGCTGAAGCGTTGCTTCTTCCTCCTCGAGGAAGAGTAAACCTGGGCCTTCCTGGAACCATCCCGGTAGACGGTAACGGCCTTGATACCCAGCTGGTAGCTCTCCAGCACGATGGAGTAGATGTCCTCGATGGTGGCGGAGTGGGGCAAGTTGATGGTCTTGGAGATGCTCATCTCAATGTGCTTCTGGACCTCGGCCAGCATGAGGAGGTGGTCCCTCCAGGGGATCTCGGTGGCGATGGCCCAGAGCTTCCTGTCCTTGGGGGAGAGGTAGGGGCAGGCTCCCAGGCGATCGTGTTCCAGGACCCAGTTGGTGACGAGCTTGGCCTTCTCTGGATCCATGGAGTTGAGGAATTTCCGGAAGGGCGGGAAGGTGTAGTCCACGATCTCACCGTTGTACTCCCTCTCACCGAGAAGGGCTATGGCAGGCTCGACGCCCGAGGAGGTATCGGTGATGAGAGAGATGCTCCCTGTGGGAGCCACAGTGCTGACGGAGCAGTTCCTTCTCTCGGGGAGGCCTTGCTTGCACCAGTCGGAGTCCTCCCACCTGGGGAAGGGTCCTCTCTCACGGGCCAGCTCTTCCGATGCCTCCACGGCGTACCTGTTGAACTTGGTCATCAGGTTCCCCACCGCCGCCCTTCCTTCCTCGGAGGCGTAGGGGATGCCTCGCTCGAGGAGCCAGCCATGGAGTCCCATGATGCCCAAGCCGATCTTGCGGGTGGCCTTGGTCGCATCCTCGATCTCGAGGTGGGGGTAGGCCTGGGCGTCGATGATGTCGTCCAGGAAGCGGACAGCCTTGGTGACGATCGTCTTGAGTTCGTTGTCGTCGCGGATCTTGACGAGGTTGATGCTCCCCAGGTTGCAGCTCTCCTTGTTGAGGAGCACGGTCTCGGAGCAATTGTGGACCACAATTCCGTTGGCCACAAAAGAGTGTGTCACTGGTTCGGTAATGTCAAAAACTTCCTCCTCACCGATCAGGGTCAGAGACTTGAATCGGGCCATGCGGCGCTGGTTGTAGGGACCCCTCTTTCCGTAAGATGATAGGAGATTTTCCAGCTTGGTTTGCTTAGCCTCCAGGATGAATCCGACTCTATCCCGGTAGAGGATGATGTCGCGTTTACTGATGACCAGCTCGTGCGTAGCCTGTTTGTTGTACTCTTTGAGACCACCATGTCCGTTAGGCATCATTGCCGGCTCTGCCTTGGATCGGTTGAAGTAGATCTTCGAGAAAATGCCGAAGTTGAGCAGGAGGAGCTGCACTCCCCGGAGTAGATCCGGGCTTGTTGAGGATAGGCGAACTGTGCCGCCTTTTTCGGCAGATCCTCCTACAGTTCCATCTGCGGAAAACAAGGCTGACAGGAATCCTTTTTGTGCCGCCGTGTTGGCGTTGAATAGCCTTACCGGAACCTGGCGTTTGTCGCCCAAGTCAAGTCCCCAAGATTCAAGGAAGGGCAAGAAGCGGGCTGATTCAATGGATTCACGATCATGAGCCTCGTTCTTTTGGATCGAAGTAGAGTACTCATCCCGGAAAGCCTCGTCACTGGTAAAATTGGGAAGTATTTTACGGCAGTGACCTAGGAACCGCTTCGATAGGACTTTTTTCTCTCCATAGAAGTAGAGGTATCCCCGACCATTTGACACACTACCGTCACCGACTAACCATCCGAGGGTCTCTCCTTCATGGGCGAAGCCCCCAGTATAGTTATTCCGAACTTGGGGAGTGTCACCGACAAGCACTAGGTCACCCTCGGTGAGTTCAATTGCCGGCACCCAATGATCTGTTCCGTGGGAACGGACCCGTACTCGGTGATCGCCGGTAAGCTTGAGTTGGAAGCCTTCGACTGTGTCCAAGAGAAAAACTTCCCTAACGCCGGTCCTGAAGGCGATACCCTCGCTGACAGAGGATGGCTTTTTTGACATCCGAGAGTCAAGCTCCAAGCTTACTGTGTCCATACGCGCTAGGTTGCGGACAGGGACCAGGCCCTCAGGAGTTCGAACGAGGGTGTCTCCGGTGACGCAGGGATTCACTGCCTCCACCATGTCGGGGAGAGGATGCAGGCGGTTGATCTCGTCGATGAAGATCAGGCCTGGCTCGCCATTCTCCCACATCCCCTGACAAATTTCTGCCAGGATCTCCTGGGACTTCTCCATCCTTCGAGCTGGCTGGGAGGCGTCCAAGGGAGGGAAGCGGATAGGATAGGTGCTGGCTTCCTGTACTGCCTGCATGAACTCATCGGAGATCAGGACGCTGAAGTTGAAGTTCTTGAAGGCTCCTTCCACTCTCTTCGCCTTGATGTAGTCCCGGATCTCGGGGTGATGGACGGAGAGGGTAGCCATGTTGGCTCCCCTTCTCTTTCCGGCCTGCTGGATGACCTCCGTCATCACATCGAAGACTCGAAGGAAGGAGAGGGGACCGGAGGCGTTGCCCCCAGAGGAGACACCATCTCCCCCGGGTCGAATCTGGGAGAGGGAGTAACCAACTCCTCCCCCACTCTGGAAGATATCGGCAGCCAGGGCCAGGATACCGAAGATGCCCCTGATGGAGTCAGGGATGGTGAGGACGAAGCAGTTGTGGACTACTACTTGATTGGCTATGTAGGTGTGATCCTCTTCCACTTCAAAGTTATAGACTTCGGCCTCTTCGTCGGTGACCAACACTTCTTGGACTTTATAATAATGCCCATGTACCAGGTGACCTTTGGGCTCCCCACCAACGATCAGGTGCCATGGAAGTGTGGTCGCAAGCTTGCCCATTGGGCCGCTGTTGAGGGTGGGTCGCTCTCCAAGGTCTACGGCCAGCAAAAAGAGTTGGCGAATTAACCTCTCGTTGGAGAGGGTGATCCTGGTTTGGTAAGCATTGACGACCGTTCCGTCGCCTTGCGCAACCCCAAGAAGGAGGGCACGACGGGTAACTGGTGGCATATGGTATACCCATTGAGGGAGTCGCTTGCCATCGAATCCCCGACCAAACTCTGAACAGATCCAATCGGAGAGTAGCCGGTTGTGGACTCGGATGGTGATCCATTGGTGACCGGGCCGGGTTCTTGGCTTCTGGATCTTCAGGGAACCTTCCAAACCAAAATACAAATCCAGGATGCGCTGAGTCTTGAGTGCCAGCGATTCATCTTTGACGTTGAACACGATCCTAATATCGCTACTCTTCTTGCTGATAGACCCATTGGCCAGATACATACCAAGGAACCAAGCCACATCATCATTGATAGTGATGTGAGCACGAACTGGTTTGACCTGTTCGTTGATGATCCCGGTTTTCTCTTGCCGCTTCAATGATTGTGGAGAGGTTCCCCTTTTCTGAGCGTAGCACCAGCCATTCTCCACTAGTTCACTGACTTGGATGTGGCGAGGTTGCCCCTCAGCAGTGCGATGAGAGCCTATCAGAACAAAGTCTTCCGGAGTGAGATCCTTAGCGAAGACCCATCCACGTTCCGTCATAAAAGGATGTTCCCTGGTTACCTTCATTCGAGGGAGCTTCGCGATCTTGATGTCGAGAAGGTGGTCCTTGCGCTTCATGGTCTTGGTGACGGGCCTGTACCTTCCCTCGTGGGTAAGAACTTGGGCCTCAACCTGAATTGATTCAATAGGTGTGTAGCCCTCGATGGTCGTGATTGGTGTGCCTGCAGGAAAGCAAGCTGAAAGCTGATCCGAAGCATTGATGCCAGCGTTGAAGAGGGCGGGGCTGTTGGGACAGAACTTCCCGGAGTCCATAAGGTGGAAGAACTCGTTGTACCAGTCGTCCTCGTCCTTCTCTACTTTGGCCACGAAAGCGGCCACTCGCCGGAACATCTCCTCTCTGGTTTCTCCTTTCCAGAGGTAGCGATCTTCTAGGATTAACTTGGCCAGGGGCGAGATTTGCATGATTCCTCCTTGTAGGTGAGAGCCCCCCCTTTATTCCTTATTTCATTGCCAGACTGTCCTCCTTCCGCAGCTGCTTCTCCCATCTTCTCCATTGGAAGGAGACGCTCTTGTAGTACTTGCTGTTGACGGACATTCCTCCCGTGTTGTGGAGGGTGAAGTACATGTCCTGACAATAGAGGCGCCTCTTCTCAGTGACGACCTTCTTGCCTCCCCCTTTGGTCTTGACCGTCCACCTGAGCCGCCAGTGCCTGTCCTTGCCATAGAGGCTCTCGCAGGTCTTCAAGAACATGGGGAGTCTCTGGGCCAGGAGCTTGACCTGGAATCGGAGATCCAGAGCTTTCTCTGCTGGATATCGAGACATCCCGTAGGGAGGGTAGACGCGCTGGAGAGGTCCAGCGTCGATCTTGCCGGAGTTAGTAGTCTTCCTCAAAAGAGCTATGGACTGGGCCTTGGTAGGCTTGTGGCGAAGCTTGAACCGCTTCTTTGCCCAACTGGCGATATTACACTCATCGAACGCTGACTCCTGTGCGATCATCGCCAAGACCTTCTTGGCCACGTCGGGCTCAGGCCGACCCTTGGTCTCCTCCAAGACCACTTTTGCGTATTCTTGGGCTCTGGCTTTGGCTTCCTCGGCGGTGTATCGCTTCCCGCACTCGTACCAACCTGAGTTCTGGGCCGCAAACCACGCGAGGACGGCCATAGTGAGTTTCATAAGCATCAGGCTTCTCCTTATTCGGACTGAGGTGTCAAGTCGGTAGCCTTGAGGAGAATCGAGGAGCCATAGTCGATCTTCTCGACGTGGGCCTCCCTTGGCTCGGCCAACACAAGAGTTACCTTTTCGCCCGTGACTTGACGGTTAGGAAACACCACACTCCATTCCTCTTCGGCTTCAGGCAAGAGCAGGCCTAGTGTAACCCGGCCACCGGTTTTGGCAAGTAAGTCCTGTCCAAGTTTGCTTTGTTCGGCTTTTCGGGGAGATGCATGACCATTCTGCTTTCGTGTTATTGCAATTAGGAGGCCAAGATCGTCAGGATCGGTGACCAGAATCTCCTTCCCGTTCTTGAGTTTCTGGATCAATATGTCTCTCTGGCGTGAGTTCATTTGTGGATTCCTCAAGTTGCTGAAGGGCTTGTTTCTTTCGCTGGGGATTCAGGATCTTCTCTTCCTCGAAAGTCCGACTTGCCAGGCCTCTGGTCTTGAGTTCCTTGGCGATATCCTTGAGGAGGGATGCCCTCCTCTCGGTTCCATCGGGTTGGAGGCCCAAGGAAGTGGCGAGGCGGTGGAGGGACAGGTAAGAGAGAGCACAGAGGTCCCTGACTGATAAAGCTCCCACAGCAGAGAGGGTTACTCGGATGGCATCATCATCCAGCTCCCCCACCCAGCTTCGCAAAGCCCTCAGCTCCAGCTCCATCTTCTCGACTTGATGGGAGAGGACCTCCACGGTGAGGACCAGGTCCTTGATGGCGTTGTCTGGATCCTGCTGGATTCTGACTACCTTGGCCAGGACATCGCCCTGCTTCTCCAGGATGGTGCTCTCAAGGAGCTGCCGGGAGAAGATATAGGGGATCTGGAAACACTGGGCCACCTTGGCCAGCTCCTCTAGGGGAAGCTGGCTTAACTCCTCCGCTGTGTAGAATTTCATCTCACCTGGCTTTGTTATGCCACTCCGGCAGAAGGCTGATCGAACTGCCTCAGGATCTGGAGGCTACGGAGCTTCGCTGCCGTGGACTGATAAGATCGATTGAGCTTCTGTGCTGCCAGGAAGATGGACTGGGAGCGCTTCCACTCCTTGAGGAGGATCTTCTCCTCCTCCTTGGCCCACTTGATTCCCATGGAACTGTTCCTTTCTGGGCCTGGCGTCGGCTGAATATGAACCCCAAATGCGCATCCTATTTTATCTCGTGACCGCCCAGATCATCGAGGCGATGAGGGCGGCCAGAATTAGTTCGAGAAAGTGAGGGTCGTCAAGATGTCCCATGGCTCCAACCAATAAGGGCTCCCCCGCGGGGGAGC